TACCTTCTACAGAGATTTCAGAAAAGAATTAATAAGACTTTTGAACGAGTATCGTTTGGCTGGGATGGATGTTTATATCAGTCAAAGATCTACAAAAGATTTTAAAAATAATTAGTAAAAAAGTTGCAAGCGAAGTATTAAAACAGTATCTTTAAGTATTAATAATTAAAACAAAACAAACTATGAAAAATTCAGTTACGATTACAAACAAAATGTTGATGGTTACTTTTGAATTTCCAATTGAAGTTGGACAAGTTAAAACAAACGCACTTGCACAAGCGTATGTTAGTCGAGATAGTAAGTCCGGTGAAGTTGTTGGAGATTTTGAATTTATGGATCAAGAAACTACAACTTACATGGATATGCCTGTAAGTGGTTATGATGCGTGGAAAAAGTTGAGAGAATTTCATTTAGAATTTGGAGTTGATTTACAAAAGTTGATCGACAAGAAATTTGACGAAGTTGTTAATGATGATTTCAAGAAAGAATTTCTACAACAATTTGATTCAAAACTTTTATAGAAAAAAGTTGCATCACATTAGTTAAATCATTATCTTTATATCATTAATAATTAAAACAACAAATCGTTATGAAAATTACAAAAGAAAACGCAATCGCTCAAGTTCAAAGTTCAATCAGTTCTATCTTCTCAAAAGATGATGTACTATTCTTAATCAATTCAATTGAAGTAGGATCAAATAAAAAGATTACTCCATACGATATTGAGAAGGCAATTGAACGAACTATTGATTGGATTGAAAACAATCAAAGTGATGTAGTATGTTTAGATGATGCTGAGTTTGAAATCTCCTACGACAATAGATTAGAATGTACTAGTGTAGGAATTAATACTGACGAGATCAGATCTGCACTTGAGAATAATTTCTGTGACTTTGCAGAAGAAGAAGAAGAGTTTGTTCAAATAACAGATGAGTTTGGAAATGAAGAAGATATAGTTGAATTAGAGAGAGCAGAAAATGAATTGTAAAAAGAGTTGCCTCTTCGGAGGCTTCTTTGTATCTTTATCTTATTAATAATTAAAACATCTACATCATGAAAGAATTTTTCGAAGCACAGTTTAAAATGTTGGACAGAGGATTAGTTGCAACTCCTAACACTAGAAAAGATCTAGAGCAGTTTGCAAAAGCCAATCAAGGTTCGATGGACATCTTGTTAATGCAAATGGCAATGAACTTTGGTTACAAGATGGCACTGGAGAATGTACAAGAAGAACTAGAGAAGTCTTCTAACAAAACTAAAGTGAGAGGGACTATCGAGATATAGTATGGCAGAGCAGAATATAAAAGGCAAGTGGTTGCTGAGAGCTCCAAAGAATATTCCCAAGAGCTCTACTCCCATGATAGGAATGGTGTATGAGGGAGTAGATAAATTCTTTGGTAGTAAGGTTGTAGGAGTTCTAGTACAGATGTTTAATGAGAACGATGAAGCAGTAATAAGAACCAGAGAGAACAAACTAGTCTCAGTAGATAAAAAAAGTATTAAAATAGTTGCAGGGGAAGAATAAATTCAGTATCTTTAGGTATCAATAATTAAAACAAGATACAATATGACAAGAGAACAATTCTTAAACGGCACAATGTTTACAGTAGGGGGACCAACTTACAAAGGATGCAACACTTACTCGTACAACGAAAGTGCTGGATGTATGATGAGACAAACTAGATCTTCTCTGGACGAGAGAATAGTAATGAGTGAATACGAATGTAACGTAGAGAAGGTTACTAAGACAAGGTTTGAAGGATTCACCTACGTAATGAAAAAGAAAGTAGTAATCAAGTATAAGTTTTCGGACTTAGTAATTTTTGAAGAGAGAGTCTAACGACTCTCTTTTTTTTTGAAATTTGTAACCGAGGTCGAGGTGACATCACTGTGAGGTCAATTTGAAATAAGTTTGATCGTTTATTTCATGCATCGGTTTTCCACGTCGGTTTTCCAAAGTATATAGGTTAGTGTATTTCTGATAAAAATTGAGATAAAGGGAATATATATTTATATACTATAAAAATAAAGATAGATGTTGTTATGAATAACTACTAATACTCCAACCTTTTGAAGTTGCGCCTACTACCACCATTCGACCCTTCTTAGCACCATTTAAAGTGTCCTCTATCAATATACAAAATATAGTTGCTACATTTAGCTAATTTACCACCTATACCCCTTTACTCAACCTATATTTAATATACAACTTTTTTGGTTTTTTTGCAACAAAGGGTATAAAATTTTTTTGACAAATTTTTGATTATATAAATAGTATATATTTATATAAGATGAAGAAGCTTAGTAGCACCGAATTATTTAATATATTTTGTCAGCAAGACCAACAGGTATTTGCCGATAACGGTATGGTACAAGAAATTGATAATGATTTTATTACTTTTGGCACTATAATAATAGGGATGCGTAATTATGATATCCTCGATAATATCTATAGATTTCGCTACGAAGAACAGTATGATAGCGTTAAAGATCAGTTGCAATTGAAGTATTACGATTCTCTTATGAGATATGCCAGTAGAATCGATCAATTAACCTCAGATACAATAGATGATCTTAATGATGAGTTTGGAAATACAGAGATAGTAGGTATGCTTGGGCAATTAATATCGTTTTACCAACAACAAGAGCATTATGAAAAATGTGCAATTATTTTTAAACTTTTACAAAAATTTCAGTAAAAAAAGTTGCTATAACCAATCTTTATATGTATCTTTAGGTATAGAAATCAATTAAAAATAAAGGTTATGTTAGTAGACATTATAAACACCGTTTTTTCGTTACCGTACCTAGCAATAGGGGTAACCATTGCAGCTATTCTTGATATAGCAATTCACTACACAAAAGTGACTTCACGTTTTACTTTAATACAAATTTGGGGATGTACCATGTGTTGGCCTGTAGTTCTTTTATTACTTGGTGCTGCATTTTTAGCAGGAAGAACAAATCAATAGGCTATGTATAGAGATAAAATAAGCCTTTCCGAGGCCATGTCGTTAGAGTTAATAGGAGACATTACAATTGTCGACTGTTCACCAGAGTCTGTTTTGCCCTACCCTAAGGTAGGAAAAACTTGGAAACAAAACTTTATTAAGCTTCAATCCAAGCATAGGCATATATCTCCAGATAAACTCCTTACGTTCCTTTCGGCAAAATACCTTATAGAGGTTCCTGAGGGTGTAGTAAATAAAGATAGTAATACTTATTCGTGGAGATATTTTCATGGGATACAGAATTCTAAGATATTAGACAAGTCTAAGGATAATATTGAATACGTATATGTTCTAGTAAATGCGGGGTATCCTAACGTTGTTAAGATAGGAATGACAATTACAACAGTTGATGCCAGAGTAACGGGATTAAACGCCTCTAGTACGGTAGATGAATGGGTTGCAAAATTTGCTTTACCTGTTGAGAAAGGTTCGGCATATAAAGTAGAACAAGCCGTGCATGCGTTTTTTGCTTCTTGTAGAATTTCATCGGATCAAGGAGGTTCTCGAGAGTTCTTTGAAGTGGATTGTTTAACAGCTTTTGATAAAGTAAGGGAAATAGGAGCGATGTTTGCCGTAGGAAATCCTATAGTTTATTAAGGGATTTTGTAAAATTGCGCGGTGCTAAAACTTTTTTAAAAATATTGCGCCGTTTTGTTGCTTGCTTCGTTTTTTGTTAGTATCTTTAGGTATCTTTAAAAAATCATATTATGAAACACATTAAATTTTTATTTTTACTAGTAATATCTTTATTAGTTTTTAGTTGTACTCCTGATGAGGTTGTACCTGATGTTTGTTTAAATGGAAATTGTGGTGCTGAGTTTTGGATTGATACAGTGGGTCATCCTGGAACTTATCAAGATGCTCAAGGGGTTTGGCATATTAAACATGCAAATTTAGATTACTTTACTGTAAAAGGTAAAATAAACCAATTAGATCCTCATTACGTTATTAATGGAGTTCCTTTAATATCTACAGGTTTTGATTCTAACTTATTCTACACGTTGGGAAATGTAATTTGGACCTACCCTGTATATTCTTATTTAGGACTTTGGTCAAGCAATCAAATGAATACACCTATTCCAGTGGGTACCCAAACCTATACATTCCCTCAATTAGTTCAACGAGCTACTATATTAAATTTAGCAGGATACGAAATTCAACGTAATCCTAACGTAAATGTGAATCACCCAGCATATAGGACATATTTTGCAACATATAGCAGCTACACCTATACTCCTCAACAAAGTATGGTGTTCTTTGATGACTTAGAAGGAAAGACAGTGACAATCTATATAGAGGTTACATTAGGAGAAAACAAGCAAACAATCAGAAAAGAGTTAAAAATATCACTAGAACCTTAAAGAGTTGTTTCTTTAAAAAAAAAGTGGTAACTTCTACCTATAAGCCTTTAAAGAAAAAAAGGGATATAAAAAAAATAGTAATTAATAAAAATAAAAAAATGAGAAACAAAGATTTATTTGAACAAAAATTAGAAAGGTTTGAAGCAGAAGTAAAGAATATGGGTTATAATATTCATAGAAATGAATTAGAGACTGCTTATGAATTGGTAGAAGTATTGCTTGAAAAAATAGCAGATCTAAGAACATTATTGAATACCGAACACCAAGACTAATGAAGTTAACAGCAGAGCAAATACAAAAAAATTGGGATAAACATCTCAAAATTGTAGATACTTTCATAACAGGAGAACGTAAGGAGAAACTAAAAGCTCTTTATGTTAGCCTGGCTGAAACTATGGTTATGGCTCCTGCTTCAGGTAAACCTTCTTATCATAATGCTTTTCCTGGAGGATACATTGATCATGTTAATCGCGTGGTTCATTGTGCTTTAAAGGTAAAGGGTCTTTGGGAAGAAATGGGATCTACTATAGATTTTACAGATGAGGAATTAGTATTTTCAGCTCTTAATCACGACTTAGGTAAAATAGGAGCACAAGAGCAGCCTTACTATCTTCCTCAGACTGATAAGTGGAGACAGGATAAGTTAGGAGAAATTTATACTCACAATAAAGATCTTTCCTACATGCTTATTCAAGATCGTTCTCTATTTACCCTTCAGCAAAATCAAATACCTGTTTCAGAAAAAGAGTTTCTAGCAATCAAATTACATGATGGATTATATGACGATGTAAACAAACCATATTACATTTCATTTAATCCAGATTCTAAATTAAGAACTAATTTGGTCTATATATTACATCAGGCAGATTTCCTAGCATCTAAAATAGAATATGATACTTGGAAAGCTACAGGAGAGGTTCAAGAACCTAAAGTAGAGAAAACAAAATCTTCTACAGGTAAAACAGTAAATGCCTCAGAAGGATTAATGAGTTTAGTAAAAAATATTTAATATGGAAATTTTAGTAATAATATTAGGTGTAGTAGTTTTAGGTTTAGGATACATAGTGTTCAACCTAAATCGTAAAGTAATTAAACAGGAATCTATTATAGAATTCCAAGTAGGTTATTTAAGAAATGTTGCGTATCTTATTAATGAATCAAAAATTTATGTTGAACAATTAGATGAGAAGGGCACGTTTAGGTCAGACGACGAAGTAGGAGTTTTCTTTAATTTCATGAAAGAAATACAGGAAACTATAAACGAGTACCGTCTCCCACAAGATTATGGCAAAACCACAAAATAAAGATAATTACTACTTTACTCAAGGAACAGAGGATGCAATCGTAAGATACAACGCATCCTCTGATCCTGTTTTTAGGAATAAAATATTTACTAAAGAGATTTATCACCCGCTTTATAAGTTAGCAGAGAACATTATTCATACTTTTAAATTTTACTACCTAGATGTTGATAGTATTGAGGATTTAAAGTTAGATGTGGTAAGTATGTTAGTAGAGGAGAAACTTCACAGATTTGATGCTACCAATGGTGCTAAAGCATTTTCATATTTTCAAACAATAGTAAAGAGATGGCTTATTAATTATAATAATAAGAATTATAAAAAGCTAAAGCAAGTAGGATCTTTTGATGAAATGGAAGATTCTTACGAAGTAGAGGGAGTACCAAATTCTGAAAGAAAAGTAACTATAGCTATAATTGTTAATCAATTTGTAGAAAATAGTTACGACAATATAGAAATACTTTTTCCAAAAGAACAGGACCAGAAGGTTGCAGATGCAATTCTCACCCTATTTAATACACGTCACGATTTAGAAATATTCAGAAAAAAAGCTCTATATATCTACATTAGAGAAATGACAGATTGTGAAACTCCAACCCTTACTAAAGTAATCTCAAAACTAAAAGAAGAATTTTATAATGTATATAGAACCTACCAAGATGCAGGCTTCTCTATTCAATAATATATTTTCAAGATATTTATATAATAAATAGACCATGGGATTAGATACAACAATTTTCGGAACCAAAACTGTTTCAGATGTATTAAAAGAAATATACGACAACTCTAGAAACAAATCTAAACAAGTAAACGCACTTATCGGGGAGCTAAAACCTCTTGTAGAGAATATAGGAGATGCAACTTTAGTTGTTCCAATGATCAAAGAATACTTGGAAGTTGGAGTAAAGAATGATGAACATCTTATTAAAATGGTTGCATTAGTCCAAAGACTCGAATCAGGAACAGGAAAAGAAGCAGTAGATTTCTTTAATCCAGAAGAGCTAGCAAAGCTAATGGAACAAAGTGAAGAACTAGGAAAACAGTTAGATAAAAAAGACGAAGAGTAATGAGTTTTCAATCAAACCTTAGGATAGGTGGTGGATCCTCTCCAGGATCAGCTAAGAAAAAGGCAGCCGATCCTTCACAGTACGCAAGGGTTGTGCATATTGTACTTTCTATAAATGATCCTAAATGTAAAGATGCCTCGATGATAAATGGGGTATTTTATAGAGTACCTGGCAAAGGAGCAGATGAGTCTACTACTGATGGATTAAGTTTTGCATATCAAGGAAATACTAATATGCGAATGATTCCTATGGAAGGGGAGATTGTTGAAGTACAATCTAAACCAGCAGCAGGAGAAGGAGCTAAACCAGGAACTACTACAAAATATTGGACCGCTATAGTTCCTATTTGGAATCACCCACACCACAATGCAGCTCCAGATACAAAACAATCTGAGTGGAAAAATAATCTATTAGCAGGAAAGACAGAACAAGCCACAATAAATCCCCTACAAGCAAATCCAGGAGATACTATCTTCGAGGGAAGATTAGGACAATCTATTAGATTTGGAGGCTATAAAGGACAGCAATCTGGGATTATTGATGACAGTAACGATGGTAGCCCAATCGCTGTTATTAGTAATGGGCAAATACAAACTGATAATGGAAATGATTTAATACAAGAAGATATTGATAAAGATTTTAATTCAATATATTTAGTATCAAATCATAAAATAAAACTAACACCAGCTAATACAAAAAGAAGTTCATACAATATAATACCTCCTGCATCTAATGAATTTAAAGGAAACCAAGTAGTGGTAAATGGAGGGAGATTATATTTTAATGCTAAAGAGGAATCAATCCTACTATCTGCCAAACAATCAATAGGACTAAATGGTGCTACGGTAAATCTAGATGCTACTGATTATTTTTGTGTGGATGCTAAAAAAATATATTTAGGAGCAAAAGCAAGAACGGGTCAGGTAGAGAATGCAGTTTTAGGAATGCAATTAGATAATTGGCTACAAAGCTTAATAAGCAATTTACAGATAATAGCAGGTGCAATGAAATCAGCTACTAATGGAGGTGGAGCAGTGGCATCATTACAGGCAGCAGGTGCAGCATTAGATACTACATTAACCAGCTTAAAGACGCAAATCCAAAACATAAAGTCACAAAAAGTGTACATAGAATAATGTCATTCAAATCAAACATATCAGGAATAGTTGCAAGTCAGTTAGGAAATCTACAAGGCAAACTTACAGCCCAAATAGAAGGTAGAGTTTCTGACATGCTGACAAAATTCAGCAATCAGTGCCCTACTCCTTCACAACTACAGCAGATAATTAGGATAAAAAACAACCTACTTGCAGCATTAAATTCATTTGAAAGTAGAATAGCATCGTTTAGAAGAGTAGTAGGAGGAATGCAATCGGCAGTAAGAAGTGCTAAGGCAATAATTCAAGTAATTAAGTCAATTCCACTACCTACAGCAATCATCCCACCAATGTCAGGAGGTATAGGTATTCCTGTTAGTATTCTAACTAGATATAGTGATGCATTGGTAACACTAAATAAAATAGTACAAGTACTGGAAGATGATATAGCGGGAGTAAATGCAGTAATAGGATCAGTCTCAAGAACAGTAGCATCCCTAAAAAGTAGATTAGAATCAATAGACGCAGCAATACAAAGATGTAGTACAAACAGTCCAGGAATATTAGCCACAACTCAACCAAAAGAAAATACAGGTTCAGAAGGAGTGCCAAATTCAAACTACTTGTACAAAGGATATACTTTAGAAATAATTCAAGATCCAAACTCACCAGCAATTGCTCCTAAAAGATATGCAATTGCAAAAGATGGTAGAGGTATTGTAGTATTGCAAGGACCGTCATCATTTAGTTCTTCTACAGATATTCTACTAGAAGAGGTAAAATTTAGAATAGATAATCAATTACCATAATATAACTATTTATTAATATGAAGTTAGACTTATTAAAAAACCTAATTAAAGAAGCAGTAAAAGAAGCAGTTCGTGAAGAATTACAAACAATTCTTTTAGAGGATGTAAAACCTGTGCAAGTACCTAAGCAAACAGTAACAAAGTATGCAGAGCATAGGCCTACAGTAGCAAGACCTATCCCTACAGGTGATCCAATAGCAGATTTAATGAACGAGACTAGACATTCAATGACTCAGGGAGAGTACCAAAACCTGATAAGTGCAACATCTGATATGGTTCAAGCACCAGGTTTAGGAATGAATCCTATAGAAGGTTTTAGGCAAGGTCCAGAACCAGGATTAGACATAACGCAGTTTGATTTTATGATGAAAGCAGGGGATGTATTTAAAGCATCAGTACAAAAAGATAAAGAAAGATTTGGAGCATAATGGCATTTAATATACAGAAAATAAATCCACTAGATTTACAGCCTAGAAAAGCGGTAGGAGTCAAACTTCCATTTCTATCTAGATCTGTATTTACACAAACATACACAACTCAAGATGCATTAAAGTCAAATTTAATTAACTTTTTACTAACAAATAAAGGAGAAAGATTTCTAAACCCAAATTTTGGAGCTGATATAAGAGCACTACTTTTCGAACAAATAACTTCAGAAATTCAAGATACAGTATCAGCAGTTATACGAACAGGAATACAGACATGGTTTAGTAATGTTAGAATACAAACACTGAACGTAATAGAATCTCCAGATACAAATACTATCACAATCTACATGAAATACACTGTAGATTTTACAAATATACAAGACGAATTAGTAATAAACTTTCAACAATAATGGCTCAAGATAGAGATATAAAATACGTAAATAAAGACTTTGGAGATTTTAGAAGCCAACTTATAGAGTACGCTAAAAACTATTTCCCAGACTCATATAACGACTTTTCACCAACATCACCAGGTATGATGTTCATTGAAATGGCTGCCTATGTTGGAGATATTTTATCATTTTACCAAGACACACAACTACAAGAGACATACGTACAACATGCTAAAAATCCTGCAAACCTATACAATTTAGCATATATGATGGGCTACAGACCAAAGATAACAACTGCAGCAGAAGTAGATGTAGAAGTATCGCACCTAGTAGATGCAGTACTAGTAGGTATTGCCTATGAACCTGACTGGACTCAAGCATTAAAACTACCTGCCTTTACAAGGCTAAAAGCAAATAGTGCTGGACAGGTAAACTTTTATATAGATAAACCAGTTAACTTTAATTTTTCAAGCTCATATGATGATACGACAGTTACCATTGAAACATTAGATGGAGTAGGGCAACCTCTTAGATATAGATTAACTAAAACAGCAAAAGCATACTCTGGAGAAGTTAAGACAATAACTCAAGCCATTACTTCTGTAGAGAAGTTTAAAACAATTACAATAAACGATACAAACATACTAGGAGTACTTTCTATAACAGAAAACAATGGTAGCACAGAATGGTACGAAGTTCCATTCTTGGGACAAGAGACTATTTTTACCGATAGTGTAAACTCTTCATCAGATAGCGGAATGGTAGAGTATTTGTTGACATTACAAAAAGTTCCTAGAAGATTTGTAACAAGATTTACCTCAACAGGGCAACTTGAAATTCAATTTGGAGCAGGTATAGCAGGACAAGATGATTCAGTAATTACTCCTGATCCAACTAATGTAGGTCTAGGCACGTCTCAAGGAGTTAATAGAATTGACTATGCATTTGATCCTTCAAATTTCCTATCGACAAAAGCATATGGATTAGCTCCATCAAATACAACATTAACAATAACATACATAGTAGGAGGAGGAGTGGAATCAAACATTCCAGCAAACACACTAACATCTTTAATAGGATTTGGAGGAAGTGTAGCAGGAAATACTACAACACTAGCATTTAATAATCCATTAGCAGCAGATGGAGGTAGAGATGGAGATACTGTTGATGAATTAAGACAAAACTCACTAATGGCATTTAACGAACAAGGTAGAGCAGTTACGTTACAGGATTATGCAGTTAGGTGTCTATCTATGCCATCAAAGTACGGATCAATTGCAAAAATATATGTAACACAAGATGAATTAACTAATCCCAATTTACAAACAGATAGCATTATTGACAGCAATCCACTATCACTTTCAATATACACTCTAGCATATAACAACAGTAAAAACCTAGTAACATCTTCAGATGGGTTAAAAAACAATCTAAAAAAATACATATCAGAGTATATGATACTTACTGATTCCGTTAACTTAAAAGATGCGTTTATTATTAATATTGAAGTTAATTTTGATATAATAACTAAACCTAACTTTATAGGAAAAGACGTATTAATATCCTGTACAAATAGATTAAAAGATTATTTTAACATAACAAAGTGGAGTATAAACCAACCTATAAACCTATCAAGCATATATACACTTCTCGATCAGGAGAAGGGAGTACAGACAGTACAAAAAGTAGAAGTAATAAACAAAGCAGGAGGAAACTACTCACAATTTGCATATGACATAGCAGGAGCTACAAAAAATAATATAGTATATCCCTCATATGACCCTATGATCTTTGAAGTAAAATTTCCAGACATAGATATTAAAGGAAGAATAACAACACTATAATATGGCAGTATACAGAATATTTCCCGAGAAAGATGCGTTTATATCAACAGAAGCTCCAACTGGTAATGCAGGTAAGGATGAAATAGTTGAAATAGGAGGATACCCAAACACTAGTACTCTAGGACAAACCAATAGAATATTAATACAGTATAGTACTTCTGAAATTCGAGATGTAATTGCAAACAAAGTAACAGGATCATATAGTGCAAGCTTGAATTTATACTTAGCAGATGCATATGAAATACCAGTCAACTACATCCTATATGCATATCCAGTATACGGAACATGGGATAATGGTGTAGGAAAGTTTGGAGATATTCCAACTAATACAACAGGAGTTTCTTGGCAATATAGATTAGCAGGACAAGCAGGTGCATGGGCAACAGGTAGTTTTGCTGCAAACATTACAGGGTCGTACCTATCAGGATCAACACCTGGAGGTGGAAACTGGTACACAGGATCAGCAGGTATAAATTTAGAGTTTACACAATCACACGCTCTAAATTCTACTAATGATGTAAATATAAATGTTACAAGAGCAGTACAGTTGTTTAATACTGGAGCAATAGATAATAATGGGTTTATATTAAAACTACCCAATGATTTAGAATATAATACAACATCTTCTATTCGACTTAAATACTATAGTGTAGATACGAATACAATCTACCCACCATTCTTAGAATTCAAATGGGATGATAGTACATACAGTACAGGATCACTATCTGTTCTTTCAAATAATATTTCAATTATTAATCTTACAAACAATAAAGGTAAGTATACAGATGTAGGAAAGCAGAGATTCAGAATGTCTGCTAGACCTAAATATGCACCGAGACTATTTACTACCGCTTCTGCATACTTAACAAACTATGCTCTTCCATCAGCATCATACTGGGGATTGAGAGATGAAAATACAGAAGAGATGGTTGTTGATTTTGATACTAACTTTACTAAAATAAGCTGTGATTCAAATGGACCATTCTTTGACGTATATATGGATGGGTTGCAACCTGAGAGATATTATCGTATATTAGTAAAGACGACTTTAGATGGAAGCACTACAGTAGTAGATAATCAAAATATATTTAAAGTAGTAAGAAATGGCTAATGATGTTAATATACAAAAAACTGTCTTTAATTCTATAGAATTTAGTAAAGTAATTGACAGTACGTTTAGGACCTTTACTCAACCTGTAGCAGCTGAGGATGGAGATACCTCTGCTGAATTATTTAGATTGTATGAAAAACTATACTACGAAATAGACGTAAGAGGAGAAGTAAATTCACATGAATACTTAATAAAAAAGAGCTCTGAGTTAATATCTTTTGATGCAGTTACAGAAAACATACAACCACTATTAGACGAAATAGCACAGCTAAGACAGCAAAATTTAGCATTAAATGAACAAGTGCTTACACTAGAAACTAAAATATAGTAAATGGCAGATATAACATATATAGTTAACCAAGACTTACCAGAAAATATTGCAGGCTTTGAGCAGTACTCTCAACAAGATAGGGAATTGCTTACTTCCTTTACGGTTAATAATGTATTTAACCCTAGTAAAAACTATATAGAACTACACATACTATCTCTTTCTGATGAACTATTAGAAAGCGATAATACTTATAGCAACTTTACACAACTAGGAAATGCACAATCTGCAGGACAAGCAGGAGTATCGGTACTTACTGTAGATCCTGTTTACGATAGTAGAATATATGGATACGATTTAGGAGGAGTAAAACTACTTTATCATTTCCTAAATGACTTGTACACAACAGATAAATCAACTACCCAGTTCTTTGTAGAGAGCATCTCTGCAGATAGAACCGAGGTACGATTATTACCAATTTCAGTTAAAGACAGCGATTTAGTAACTTTAACAGCAAACGTAAAAACTAAGCTAGAAACTCAATCGTATTTTGATGGGTTTAGGTTGAATTTTGGAAATAATGATTTATTCATAGCAGTTAATATAGATACCGTAGATATACCGCAAGGTAAAGCTGTAGTTGTAAAATTATACGAACCATTACCTGACACTTATTCTGAAAAAAGTAGGCTAAGCATAGCAGAAATAGTAGCAGATTCAGTAGCATATGAAGTTGATTCTGATATTGTTTTAGACGAAGTTGTACAACCAACAATAAGATCTGCTAATTTTAATTTAGAGATAGCAGATGAAAGTGTAATTCCTACAGAATACTTAAGTTATAATGATTTATTTAGCTACCCTGTTAATAATAGCAACAGTGAGATATACTCACTACTTAATGAAAAAGGAGTAGAAATTAGTGTAGATTTTAATGACTATAGTAACTATGTGCACTTTTCATCAGCAGAGGAGAGGTTAAATAATTTTAAATATAAAATAGATTTAATTAATAGCTACTCAGCAAGCTTAGCCTCAATACAAGCAACTAATACAAGCACATCAGGAAGTAGAACATACTATACAAACCTAATATCAGGAATTGTTAGTAATTTTGATCACTATGAGAGATTTCTATACTACGAATCAGGCAGCTCTTCATGGCCTAAATCAAACAAAACTAAGCCATACCAGAACACACCGAGTATAGATCCAGTCAAATATGTACCAAATGTAGAGGTAGCTACGTGGTACTCATCACAACTTAGTAAGGCAATTTACTATGATAGTACAAATAAAAACTCACTAGCAAACGCAATACCAAATTACTTACGAGATGATCCAAGTAATACAAACTACCTAACATTTATTTATATGATAGGGCAGCATTTTGACAATTTATGGCTGTATTCAAAAGCAGTAACAGATAAGTATAATGCTGATAATAGAATTGATCACGGTATTTCAAAAGATTTAGTAGGAGAAGCTCTGAAGAATTTTGGAATAAAACTATATACTTCAAATAAGTCAATAGAGGATTTATTTGGTTCATTCATAGGACAAGCATATCAGTCCGGTAGTGAAGATATAAACTTTTACATAACAGGATCTCTTACAGGATCTAACACACCTATACAACCAACTTCCTACGACAACTATCAAAAAGAAGTTCAAAAACGTATTTATCACAACTTACCACTATTATTAAAATCAAAAGGAACTGAAAGAGGCTTAAGAGCATTAATCAACTGCTTTGGAATACCTTCGGATATTTTTGATATTAAATTGTATGGAGGAAGAAATATAAACGAAAGACCTTTTTACGGAAACTACCTATACTATACAAGTTCCTTAGATAAAATAAGACTGGATAATACTGGAAGTATGATCTCAGGAAGTACATTATCACAATATACTTCTATAACTAAAAAAGAGTATAAGTATACAGACGATTTACATTCAATTGAATTAGGATTTTCTCCGACAGATAATGTAGATAATTACATTACGCAAACAAGAAGAGTTACGCCTTTACCAAGCGTAACGATTGGTACACAAGTTTGGACAAATCAAAACCTAGACATTACAACCTACAGAAATGGTGACCCAATTCCTGAAGTAACCGACACAACTGCATGGGCTAACTTGACTACTGGCGCTTGGTGTTATTATACTAATAATCAGGCTAGCGGATCTATTTATGGAAAATTATACAATTGGTATGCGGTAAACGACCCAAGAGGATTAGCCCCGCAAGGCTGGCACGTACCAACAGTTGACGAATGGGTAACTTTAGGCACTTTTTTAGGAGGAAATTCTATTGCTGGAGGAAAACTAAAAGCAACAGGAATAACTTACTGGCTAACCCCCAACACAGACGCAACAAATAGCAGCGGTTTTGCAGGCCTTCCAGGAGGGCGTCGCGCTAGTAATGGTGTCTTTGACGCTTTAAACACCACAAACTTCTTATGGACTTCAACAGACGACGGTACACCACAACCCCCTAGTCGCTGGCTGAGGTATGACTCAGGCGTTCTTACCACTGCAGGCGGATTGAAGCGAGATGGTTATAGTGTAAGATTAGTACAAGATGTAACTTCAAGTTTGATTCCAACTACATTTAACATAGATGATTATTTAGGAGATCCTAGAAATCTATACCAAGATAATTACTACAGCTTTTCTCCTACAGGAAGTATTACAGGTAGTTTAGATTTATTAACAGATCAGATTATGAGCGGTTCATCTGCTTATGGTGTATATGACTTTGTTAGGTTAATAAAATTCTTTGATAATACTATTTTTAAAATGGTAAAGGATTTTATACCTGCAAGAACAACAGCTAGTACGGGTATAATAATCAAACCACACGTACTATCAAGAAGTAAAGCTAAATCAGTAAAACTTTCAGGATCACGACCAGAACATACAAGCTCAATCGACACTGCCTTTACAGAAGGAGACAGTGGTGGAACCTTTAATAGTGAAGTTAGTTTCTATAATACATCTTATGTAGATACTATACAAACACCAAACGGACTATCTGGACCGTTCAACCAGCAGGGAATAAATACAAATATTTCAGCAGTAACTTCGCATGCTCATGAAGAACCTAGGTTTAATGGAGAATTAAATAATAGTGGTATAGACATATCTGATGGAGAATTGAACAGAGATAATATATACAAAGCTATAGAAAATGTAACATCGCCTTATAATATTACATTTGTAAGTGCTTCAAATGAAATATGTCTACTAAGCCCAAAAGCAGGTTTACCAACACCTCTATACATAACCTCATCCACTGCCACATTAAATGATACAGACTTCTTTTCATATACCAATGTTTCAAGTCAGTATGAATTAGCAGTACCTGCAACATCGACAGTATCAGCTTCTATTACGTTCCCAACAACAATACAAAGTCTACAACCAAGCTTTCCAGGACTAACACAGTATTCAACAGGATCTATAAAAGTTAATAATACAAACTTCACATTAGGAATATGTACATCTTCTATAGATTTTATATATGCAACATGTAGTCTTGGACTAACACAAATAGGTCAAAATATAAACGAAGTAGTGCAGAGCCCTAATTTAACCACCTATACCGACTACAATCTAACAACCTGGTTTACTAATCACCCATTACAATCAGTACAATACAGCATAACATCAGCAAGTATAACTACTGTAATAACCAACCAACAAGCACAGGCGTATGAATTCCCATCAGCATTTTTAGGATCGCCAATAACTGTTACTGTTTCAGATCCAAAAGCAGGTCCAGGATGTAGATTAAGTAAGACAGTAACTGTAGGAAACTGTTTAATGAGTGCAATCGCTACAGGTTCAAATGGACTAACCTTTATCTATAGTAAGGAACCTACAATAAAGGTTGGTGTAATGCTATCTCAAGAGATTGGTGACTTAGGAGATTATAATGCAGGTCCAGGAAGAAATTCGTTAGGATACTCAACAACTGTACTAAATTCATACAGTATAACTAATATAAAATACATTGAATTAACATCTCCAGGAAGTCCTTTAGGAAGAGGATTACAAGGATACTTTTCAGAATATCCTCCAGACCCTGGTACAACTTATAGTGTTTTCTTTGTTAGAAAAGATGCTGTTGGTGCATATGAAGCAAAAACTATACTTGCCAACCAGACACCTGCTGATTTAGCAGCATATTACAGCACCAATAACATACCACCAGACTATGCTACAAATCCAAATATAACAGGAGGAGGATCTCCACCTATAAGAATAGTGACTCCGTTTGAAACACAAGACCCCATACTTGCTGTTAGAGCAATTGTAATAGAAGCTTATCCACCAAATAGTCCACAATGTAAAAGAAGAATGACTTTATATCCATCAACTACAAATTTTGGCGGAATACCAATTGCAGGAAATGCTATATTTCAATTACATGATATGTACATAGATTGGAGTACAGCACAACTAGGAACCCCTCTTGCAGGAGTAACAATACTGGCTGGAGTTCCAATAAGAATATATCAATAAAATATTTATATATAAAGTAATTAAATGACACAAGCTGAATTTCTAGCATACAGTAGAATATATCCATCACAAGTAAATGTATGGTACACAGACACTGCCCCGTATACAATACAGGGTATGAGTGTACCGGTACTAGACTTAAACCTAGACGATAATACACCTTTCCTTACGCAAGTAGAAAAGGTTACAATACCTTTACCGGGTGGAGGAACTGTAACATTAGATATAACACAAATATCTATTATTACTGTAAATACAGTAGGACAAGGAGCTGTTTCTTTTTTCTTCTTACTTACTACTCCAAGCATACTAACAGGAACACTTACAAGTAACGTAATAGCAGGTAACCTATCATTCTCTCCTTCAATAAACGGAGTTATCTTTAATGCAAGTCCATATAATGTAGTAGGAGGAACTATACAAAAGACCAGACTTTCAGAATACATTATGGAAAGTGACAGAAACACAATAGGCATACCAGGAAACACTTCCTATACAGGTCCTACTAATATCTCTCAATTACTTTCATATTCTGCTTCAAAAGCAGACGTACAAGATAGCAACTACAGTGATACAGGATGGATAAATGGAAGATATGACGGAACAAAGACTAACATATTCGACAACTTTGTAGACCCTGCTGTTAATGGTAGAGTTTTTGAAGGATCAGTATTTCCCTCTTCAAGTATACAAAGTCAAATACGATTTCAACAATCACAAAGCCAGGTAGTTTATAAAGACTACTTCTATACCGGAACAGGAGATATACCAGGATTTAGTAATATTCCAACAGGTTTTCAAACTACTCAAAACTTTGACGAATTTACCTCAGTTATTCGTGTAGATACTGCTCCGTATATTACTACTAATCCTTTCAAAATAGGTGATATAATTTATTTTGGCAGCTTTGGTAATGAAATCTGCAGAATACAGCAAATAGGTCTACTTAATCCAACTACATTTACATTAATAGTTACAAGAGGAGTAAACCAAAAGTTTAGCTCTATAGCAGACAACTCTCCAGTAAATAAATTAGTTCAAGTACAAGTATATGAACTAGAAGGAAATAGATTACAAGGAGTACCTAGAGGGCTAGTATTGGTGAAGGAGACAGGTCAAATACTAACGTTAGATTCTTTAGGATATGTAATAAATGCTTCCTAAAATTAGAAAAATTAAAAAACATATATTTATTAATAAAAACAAATACAAATGGGATATTTAAGTAATCAAGTAGTAACAGTTGATGCTATTCTTACAAAAAAAGGAAGAGAGTTACTTGCAAAAGGAGACGGTTCTTTTAAAATTACACAATTTGCTTTAGCAGATGATGAAATAGATTACTCCTTATACAATCCAGAACACCCACAAGGTTCTGCATATTATGGAGAAGCTATTGAAACCATGCCTATCTTAGAAGCATTTCCTGATGGAAGCCAAATCATGAAATATAAACTTACAACTCTTCCAAGAGGAACAGCTAAGTTACCAATTTTAGATTTAGGATATTCTGCTATCAGATTAAAACAAGGAGCATCATTAGCAATTACTCCTCAAACTTTAAACTACTTAGGATCTTCTCAAACTTTTGAAGCAGGAGGATATGTAGCAACTATTGCAGATGCTAGAGTGTTAAATACCCTTAACGGAGTAGGAATTAACACACCAGATGCAACAGCATTAAACTCAACAACAACATTAGGTACAAACGTTTCTAAGACAGTAATTGGAACTTCAATCAACTTAACTGCTACAACAGTTAACATATTGTTTGGAACAACTACAGAATTACAAACCACTATAACAGTAATAGGAAGAGACTCTGGAGCAAGGTTAACTATTCCAGTAACTATTATAAAAGTAAACCAATAATAAGCTATGTCATTTAAAAGATTAGACCCAGAAGATATTTCAATTAGTGCAGAATCAGTAGTAGCACCAGCTTGGTCTGGGCAACAGCCAACACTAACCGCTTTCTATACTTCATCAACACAAGTAGGAATAGGAGCAGGTAATTATTATTATGATATTTATCAAGCAGATCCACAAACTCTAAATAACGGAGCAGCGGTACAGTTCTCTGTTGCATATGGCAATAGAATAGGGAGTGGTTCAACCTTAGTTAACAGTGCTGTAAGCTCTTCTTCTAACTCTTCAGTAATATATGGACAATATAGAACACTGGTAAATGGAGACGAAAATACAGATTTTACTTTTGGAAACATAAAACCAAATTCAATCTATGTAATTTCTGTAGATAGAGCTAGATACAAAGAAAAGCTACTTCCAGGAAGTTTTAATCTAACACTTAAAAGTGGAAGTGCAGTTATAAAACTTACAGATAATAGTGTAACTAATACAACAGTTTCTTACATTGATGCGGGAAGAGTTTACGACTTAGTAAGTGGATCTAATGGATCTGCAACTTATACAGCTCTAAACGCAAACGGATTTACTCCAGCTTCAGGCTCTTATGGAAAATTTCTTCCAGATATTGGAACAATTATACTAAACGGAGAAGCATTAAAAGCTAGTGTAGGAACTGGTGGAGGATTGGGTATGATTATTGATGAAGGATTTAATAGTGCTGCTACAATTAACCTAAGTAGTATCACCAGTATACTTAATCAAGGAGCAAGTTTTAGCCTACAATCAGAAGAAACTATTTCTTCAAACTATATATTTGTTAGAGTTAGAAATGGAGAATTTAACTACTCAACAAACCCTTCTATTATAACAGGTTCAGGAGAACTAAGATACGATGTATTAGTAAACTCACCTCAAGCATATATGACAACAGTTGGTCTTTATAATGATAATAATGACTTAGTAGGAGTTGCAAAATTATCAAGACCTTTATTAAAAGATTTTACAAAAGAAGCTTTAATAAGAATCAAGCTTGATTATTAATGAATGAGTACTTACAAAAAATTAAACAAACAGGATGCTTATATAACTACCTATGTTGCCCATAAACAATGGGCAATGTCCGGTAGCCAGTTTACTACCTATGGAATTGCTACTAATAGCTTTGTACAAGGTGTAAATCTTAATAGCTTACAACAACTATATTATCCACCTAAAGTATCTGGAAGTATCCCTAGTAACGGTTTTGACTACTACCCTCAAACCACACTATATCAATCTGAATCTAGAAACCTCACAACAGGTTCTGTAATAATAAACATACCCAGAAATCTATTCGGAACAGCAATTAAACCAGTAGACGGGTTTCAACTTTTATTTGATTTTACTAGTTTTCAAACATTACAGCCAGTAGAAGGAGGTTATATTGCAGATGGGTATATAGAGACTTACCAGACATACGGACGAAGAGCTCCAGGCGGAAATACTATAGCTATACTAACTGCGAAGACAATATTAGATAATGGAGAAGGTCAACTATATTTATCAGGAAGTTCTCCTAGAAAGTATGTAGGAGATATTATATATCCGCACGGAATGTTAGTAGTTACCGATACTACATATGCCTCTGCACTACAGACCGCTTTATCAAACAAACCACTAATATCTAGAATAAAGTTAAACTTTAAATCAAGTCAACCAATATTTACACACAACTACCACTGTAAACTAAGAGAATCAGAATTCAACTTTACATATAATCCCTCCGCATTATCAAGCTCATTAAAAACAGTTTATGATAATACAGATACTTTATATAGCACATCTTCTGCTGTTGCTAATGGACAGTTAAATAATAACATAACAGGAAGTGAATTCCAACCATACATGACATCGGTAGGGCTTTATAATGATGCAAACGAGCTAATAGCAGTAGGTAAAATGAATAGACCAGTTCCGAAATCTGCTAATACGGAAATGACAATAATAGTAAAAATAGACATTTAAAAATATGGCAATTACATTAAGAACAGTAACAGGGTCAGCACTGACATTTGAACAGTTGGATGAAAACTTTTCTTCATTCTTCTACTCAGCATCGTACTCAAGCGGAACAATAACACTATTTACTACAGGAAGTGCAGAAAGCGGAAGTACGATAAATACACCAGCTAGTATGTCTTTCTCTATTCCAATAACAACAAATTGGACTGCAAGTGCAGGAGTAAGTACAATAACAAATCAAATCCAAATATCAGGATCTTTAATTAATGGAAGTGGGAGTATTTCTGCACCTAATAATAGATTCTCACATGGAGAAGGATTATCAACTACTGCAACAGGGCTTTACTCACATGCAGAAGGACAGAACACTCAAGCAACAAAAACAGGTTCTCATGCTGAAGGATACTATACAATAGCATCTGGAGATTTTTCTCACTCAGAAGGATTTGCAACAACAGCAATAGGGGACTACTCTCATACAGAAGGAAAAAACACAGTGGCATCAGCTTCTTACTCACATGCAGAAGGAGAAAACACCATTGCATCAGGATCATATTCTCATGCTGAAGGATATGGAAGTATAGCAATAGGTAACCACTCTCATGCTGAAGCAGATTCAGTAGCAGAAGGATCATATTCACATGCTGAAGGAAGACAAACACTATCTTCAGGACTGTATGCTCACTCAGAAGGTTTTGGTAGTACAGCATCAGGAAATTCAGCACATGCTGAAGGATACCTTACAATAGCAAGTTCTGCATACGCACATTCAGAAGGACAACAAACATTAGCAAGCGGAGGCGGAGCACATGCAGAAGGGTATTTTACAACAGCATCAGGAGACTTTTCACATGCAGAAGGGTCTTCCACAATAGCTTCAGGCTCTTACTCACATGCAGAAGGGTACTTTACAACAGCATCAGGAGATTACTCACATGCAGAAGGGTATGATACAATAGCATCAGGAAATTACACACATGCAGAAGGATACAATACACAAGCAAGCGGAGATGTTTCACACGCTGAAGGAAATGGTACATTTGCATCAGGATCTGACTCACATGCAGAGGGGTTTAATACAATATCAACAGGAGAAGCATCCCATGCTGAAGGAGTAGGTTCTCAAGCAATAGGCAACTATTCACATGCAGAAGGAGGTAGCACTAGAGCATTAGGAGTTGCTTCCCATACAGAAGGACTAGGCACAGTAGCATCAGGATCATACCAACACGTACAAGGACAGTACAATATATCATCATCAGCACAGTCTGCTTTTATAATTGGAAACGGAACTAATAATAGTACAAGATCAAACCTAGTATTTGCATCAGGAAGCACATTCCAGGTAACGGGTTCGTTAATAGTAAAAGATATTTTACAGTTAGCAGTAAGAACGACAACACCAACACCAACAGAGGGAATGATTATAGCATCAGGATCTGCAGGAGCTAGTAAATTGTATTACTATGATGGAACAATTTGGAATGCATTATTCTAAACAAAATAAAAAATGTGGTTATATCAAAATAAAGAAATAAAAGAACTAACAGATATGCCCGAATCAACGTTCGGGTTTATCTATGAAGTAACACATATTCCAACAGGTAGAAAATACCTAGGAAGAAAACAACTTATTTCTGTTACAAGAAAAGCTTTAGGTAAAAAAGAATTAGCTTTAATAACAGATAAAAGAGCTTCAAAAAAGAAAACAGTTACAAAGGAAACAGATTGGAAAACGTATTACGGTTCCCATCCAGAAATTAAGCAACAAATAAAAGATAAAAAACATTTGGAATTTACAAGAGAAATCCTTATGTTTGTACCAACTAAAAAGCAGTTAACATATTACGAGGATAAATACTTGTATATGAAAGGGGTGATAGAACCTGACTCTATTTATTATAACGATAACATAAGTGGTCGTTTTTTTAAGAAAGATTTTTATGATAAAACTACTTAACCTATTAGTTGAAACAACCCCAGGCTTAAACTACCATTTAAAGCACAAACTCCCTTTATCTGAGAATATCTACAGGTATTCTTCTAATGCATTCTTACAACTATTCACTGAAGCAAGAACACTTCACAGAGACGGTTATTTGGACCTATGTCAAGAAGATCGAATCCTTTTAGAGGAAACAAATATAGGTGAGTATGGTATATTTGAAGGACAGCAAGTACCTTTAGACTTACCAATGGTTTATGAAGAAGTTGACACAGATCTTCCTAGAGCAGGAGAGCAAGGTGGAAACATTAGAAGAAACATGATTGTTACTGACAAACAAAACAGACAATTACGAATTGTAGATATTACAGACAATAAGATAATTCTAAAACCATCATCAGTATCAGGAGACACAATAATCTTTCCAAACGATTATGATCAGTTTGCTAAAATATTTCAATTTTGGGATTACTTTAATTTAGATAAAATAAACGAAGCAAAGTACCAAGGAGACTACGATTCTTTACAAGACGAAATTGCTAATAAGGAATTTGGAATGGACTATAACCAATTAGGTCCAAATGAAAAAGAATGGGTAAGAGATGAGATAGACAATCTTAACGAAGCAAAGCATAAAGGACAGGATGTACAATTAAACAAACCTAAAAGAGGAGGACCTAAGAAGTTCTATGTTTATGTTAAAGATCCAAAAACTAAAAACATAAAGAAAGTTAATTTTGGTGATTCAGGTAACCTTACAGTTAAACTAAATGAGCCAGGAGCAAGAGCGGCATTTGCAGCAAGACACAAGTGTGCCATGAAGAAAGATAGAACAAGTCCAGGATACTGGAGCTGTAATATCGGAAGGTATTGGAAGTCGTTAGGAGGAGCAAAAAACTTTAGCGGATATTGGTAATATTTATATAAAAAACAATAATGGAAAATTTCACAAAAATGGTATCATGTCTGTTTCATTCAAGAACACAGGTACATGTATTTCATTTACAAACTAAATCATTTTCAGAACACCAAGCATTAGGTGCATACTATGACGGTATTATTGATATAGTGGACGGATTGATTGAATCGTACCAAGGCAAGTATGGAATTTTAATGAACTATACCAACTTACCTATAAAGAATTATACGGACAATGCTCAAGTAGTTTCATACTTTATGCAATTAGCAGAAGTAGTAGACATACTAAGACAAGATGTACAAGATTCATACTTACAGAATCAAATTGATAATGTAACAGAATTGATAGAGTCAACTAAGTATAAGTTAAGATTTTTAGCATAAAGTATTGCTGATATGGATCAGGAAAGTAGACCTTATCAAGAGTTAAAACAATTTGATACTCTTCGAAGAACGTTTAAGGAGGATACACCTGAATCAGAATTAGTGTGGCATAGAGATAGGAACGACAGGCAAGTGACAATATTAGAAGAAACAGATTGGATGTTTCAATTTGAGGATGAAATACCTCAACAACTAAAAAATACAATATTTATTCCAAAAAGTACCTACCATAGGTTAATTAAAGGAACAGGGGAGTTAAACATATTAATACAAGAATTCTAATGGACGGAGGAGATGCACCTTATTATTGGATAGCAGCAGTACTCACTTTGGCATTGTACTTAATTATTGAAGAATATAAAACAAAATAAATAATGAAGAGATCGGAACTAGTACAGTTAATAAAAGAAGAACTTAATATACAGGATAACGGACCAGAAGAAGCACAGTTTGATACAGACTTAATGGCAACTGCTAACGGTATTGCAACAGCGTTAGGGTCTGAATTAAAAAATAAAAAACAACAGAACGAAGGTCAGTTAAATGAAGCAATTGTAACAACTATAATTGTAGGAGTATTAACAGGAAATGCACTTATAGGATTCATCTCTAAAATGGCTGCTAAATTAATGAAAAGACTTAACTGGAAAAAAGGAGAAGACTTTGCAGAAAAGATACACCATTGGGCACATGATAATGAGAAAGCTTTTCAAAGTCCAATTAAAAGAGTGTTAGGATTCTTTATAAAAGATCCAAATACATTAGAAACAACAACCAAAGCTATCTACGCAATTGTTATTGCAAGTATGGCAGCAGGATACGGAGCACAAGCAGTTAGTGGTTTATCAAAAGCAGACTGGTTCCAAGGAGCATTAGCTTCTTTAAAAACAGTAGCAAAAGCAGACGAAGCAATACTAAACGCATACCCAGCTATCAAAGCATTAATCTAATACATATATAATGAAAAAATCACAACTAGTAAAATTAATAAAAGAGGAACTTCAAGGGTATTCAAAATACTTAGGAAAAACCAAAGGAGGAACTTCTGATGAATTTATGCAAATTTTAACTAAAGTTGCTAAAGGAACAGATGAAGAAGAGTACGAAGGAGATGCTGAAAGAGGTCATGCGATCTTAGACAAGGCTAATCCAGATAATGTAGCTAGAATTACTAGAGGGGAAAAGCCTATGTACGAAGAAGCTTCTAATATACAAAGACTTGATATTAGCTATACTTTTCCAAACCAAAGATTCTACTCAATAAATGTAGACAATAAAAAAATATCTAACTACGAAGAAGCAAACCAAATTGTAAACAGTCTTACAGGGTTAGATCTTCCACAAAGAGCTGATTATACCGATCCAGAAGTATACAAAATTGTAGATGCTTTAAAAGCAAAAGGTATTCAAGCAGGTTCATATGAAATGGACATAACCTAGGAATAAATGATCAGTCTCTATAAAATAATAAGAGAGGTCTTAGAACCAACCCAAGAATATCAAGAACTTGTAAACGATATAGTTGATCAAGGAGGAGAATATTTAGGAGAAGGAGATTATGGAGCAGTATTTTTAGTAGGAAATAGAGTAAAAAAAGTGACTACTGATTCAGAAGAATTAGAAGATGCACAACAAATAAAAGGACAAAAGACTAAGTACTTCGTATACATATACGATGTAGAGGTTAGAAATCCAAAACTAGGAATCATTACAATGGATAATCTAGAACCTTTTACAGGGTCTGAGAAAGATGTTCCAATTGATGATATAATGGAAGAAGCAGATATGTTAGGAATATACCCAGACTTAGAAGGACCAGGAGGTTCAATTAAAATGGACAACATAATGCAAGATAGGTATTACGGTAATATAAAAGTAATAGACGTATAGTGGAAAATAATTTTGATTTAAAAAAATTCTTAGTAGAGAATAAACTAACACACAACTCTAGACTACAGGAGGAAGATTCTGAATCAGAACAAATAACAGGTTCCGATGTACAGCAAGGGTTAAATAATGGGTTAGCTATTCTTCAACAAGCAGCTGCTAACGCTAAACCTGTAGAATCAGGGAACACTTTAGATGAATCTCTTTTACTAGGAACAATTCTAACCGCTCCATCTCTAATAAAAATACTAGGGAATGCAGTAAATGGAATTTCTTATATTTTTCAAGACAAAGATGCAGATGGAACTATAGTAGGAGATGCTCTTGTAAAATGGGGAGACAATTTAAAAGAACAGTACCTAGAAGGAATAGGAGGATTACTACTAGGATTACTCCCAGAAAAATTTAAAGGTCAAGATGTAAACGATAAAACATCTTTACTATATAAAGTATCCATAGGACTATACACAGCAATGCTAGTAGGAGTAACATTTACAACAGGTACACCGCTCATAGCAGCAACCAAAGCAGCACCAGTTACAGCTACAGCATCTTATTTAGGAGCTTCAATGTCACCGGCAATAATAAAGTTAATAAAGAAATATCGTTCTATATTTACACCTGAAGAGGTAACAACACTAGCAAAAAAATTAACACCAGCATAGTAATGGAAAATACGTTTGACTTAAAAAAATTCTTAGTAGAGAATAAATTGACTAGTAATTCAAAAAACCTTCTAGAAATAGAGCAAAGACAGGTAGCAGAGAATGAACTTAGAGAATTAAAACCAATACCATACACAGGAGAACCTATACCTCCGGGAGATAACTTTAGAATGGTATACATGTATGCAGATAAACCGGAATATGAAATATTCTTTAAAACAGAACCTAGACAAGAGGATTTTGAATCTTTCATAAAAATTGCACCAAAGCCAATGAAAATAGGAGACGGGATAATGTTATTAGATAGAGAAAATAACAATATAGACTCATATAGATTAACACGAAGCACTATAGCAGCTCCCGATTTTCACGGAACAGTGTAACCTTGTAGTAAAAATAAAATAGGAATGGAAAACAATTTTGATTTAAAAAAATTCTTAGTAGAGAATAAACTAACATCCAATTCAAGACAGGAATCAACTATAGATGAGGGAATTTTATCTTGGATTAAAGACAAAGCAATAGGCTTTGCTAAACAAATAAACAAATTAACAGGAAATGCACTATCATCCCTATTTACAAAAGTATTACCAGCGGATTTAGTAAACTTTGTTAAATCACAAGCTGCAGCATATAAACCAGGCCCATCAGTAGTAAAGGAGTATAGAGTTATAGGTTATACAAACTTATTAGAAAGAAAAGATAAAGATGATGATAAGGTACAGTATGGGATAAAGTATGTAGATACGTCTGCTGATCTGTGGTTATCGCAAGAAGAGGAAGATAAATTAGATGACCAACAATATCAGGCATACTTACAAAAACTGGCAGACAATGTAATTTTTCCAATAGACTTTGAAGGAGAGATGAGAGATAAGTCTAATTTTGATTTATATAGATTTTTTAAAAGTAGAGGAATAGCAGTTACAACAGAATTGGTAACTGATGCAAAACCAACCCTACAGACAATCGAAAGAAAGATAGGAACAATGCCAGGACTATCTAGAACAATGAAAAAATTATACATATACGGAGCATATGTATTGTTCTTTGGAATGGTTGTAGCAAAAATAGGCACAATGTTACTAGAAGAGGAAAATACACAAACACTATAATTAAATAAGATATGAAAAATAATTTTGACTTAAAAAAATTCTTAGTAGAGAATAAATTAACAAGTAACTCTAGACTTCTAGAAGATTTTGACGTACTATCAGGAGGTGACTTTGATCAATACGACGCAGATTTTGACGATGCAGATGATGACCAAGGAGATGGTGTTGATGACGGAGATGATTCACAAGACCCTGATAAGTTCGATGATCAAAGAACTATTCCTGCTTGGAAAGCAGTTAAGGCTGCCTTACAGGGAGATAAAGGACGTTTATTAAGCTTTATAAGCTACACTACGGATGATAGACATGAGTCACTAAACTGGGGTTCAGTAAAAGAAGCTGGCCACTCGATAGGAGTTGCAGTGAGTATGGACGATGACTTTAAATACATTACAATTGATGTACTGTGGGATTCTCAAGATCAAAAAGCAGAACTAAACAATGTCCTTAAGACACTAGCAAAGTATAAAGATTCTTATGAAGGACAATCTTCAACTATGTATAAAATACCAGCAAGTGAAGTTAGTAAAGTAATTCAACCACTAAAAGCAGCAGCAGCACTTGCTACAGCATCCAAGGAGATTAAAGTAGGATTAAAGGTAGGGGGAAGCCCTGACGTAGGATCAAATACAGGTCCGATGGAACCAGGTCCAGCAAGTACTAAACCAGGAGGTAGTGTTAAAATAGGAGGAAAGCCATTTACAGGCCGATAATATAGTACAAAATAATTAAAGAAAGGCTTGTTTATTCAAGTCTTTTTTTGTATCTTATAATGTCAACCAGTTATGAACAAGTATGAGTAGTAATATACTATTAGGTTTTATAGAGAATGTATTAGGAAAATCCCACAAAAGGGCAAGAGAAAACTATGCATTTAATTGTCCTAAATGTAATCACCATAAACCAAAGCTAGAAGTAAATCTTCACACAGATGAAAATGGACAAAATCCATTTGAATGCTGGGTATGTGGATTCAAAGGACGTACAATAAAGTCACTACTAAAACAATTACAGGTACCTGCAGAACAAGCATACGAAATACTAAAGTATGTAAGAAAAGGAGATGAGGTAGGATATGCACCTACATCTACAGTAGAACTACCAAAAGAGTTTCAATCGTTATACGAAGCAACAACCACCTCCATTATAGCAAATAAAGTAAGAAGCTACTTGTATAAAAGAGGTTTCACAGACAGAGACTTCTTAAAATACAATATAGGATACTGCACCTCAGGACAATACACAGGAAGAATTATTATTCCATCTTATGGAGAAAACAATCAGTTAAACTTCTTCGTAGCAAGAACATTTGAGGACGCATACCATAAATATAGAAATCCAGAGTGCTCTAAAGACATAATAGGATTTGAGAATTTAATCAACTGGTCCCAACCAATTATATTAGTTGAAGGAGTGTTTGATGCAATAGCAGTAAAAAGAAATGCAGTACCAATACTAGGAAAGTCTTTATCAAAAGCGCTGATAAAGAAAATAGTATCAAGTACTGTTGAAGATATCTATATAGCCCTTGACAGGGATGCACTAAAAAAAGCTTTGCAATATGTAGAGCAGTTTCTGAATATGGGAAAAAAGGTATATCTAATAGATATGCAGGATAAAGATCCAAGTGAGATGGGATTTGTAAATTTCACTCATCACGTACAACGAGCAGAGGAAATGGACTTAGGAAAGTTACTCCGCTACAAACTATCATAATATGATACAAAAAGGACAGAATGTTTTGTCAGAACACGCTAAGAAGAGGTTGGATTTTCAACCTGAACTTAAACAAATTAACTTCTTAGACAGAAGAGTTTACCAACGATCAGAAGGAGTATACTACCCTTCAGTTACTTCAATCTTACAATACATGCCAAAGAATAAGTTCTTTGAAAATTGGATTAAAGATGTAGGACATAACTCGGACATTATAATGAGAAAAGCTGGAGATGAAGGTACTCAAGTTCATAATGCAATCGAAGAGCTATTAGAAGGTAAAGAAATCCAATGGATGGATGATTACGGCAATGCTCGATACAATGAATTAGTATGGGGAATGATTATAAAGTTCAAAGAGTTTTGGGCAGCAGCAAAACCTGAACTAATATTTACAGAAGAATTTACTTACTCAGACACACACAAGTATGCTGGAACAGCCGATATAGTAGTAAAGATGAATGATGAGGTTTGGCTTATTGATTTTAAAACATCTAACAGTCTTCATAAATCATACGACTTACAATTAGCAGCTTATGCTAAATCAATTGAAGAAACAAAAGGAATTAAAATTGATAGAACAGCAATCCTTTGGTTAAAAGCAGCTACTCGAGGAGAAGATAAGAGCGGTAAGAAGATTCAGGGTAAAGGATGGGAGTTGAAAGTGATTGACGATATAGAAAAGAACTTTGAATTATTCAAGTTGATCTATAAATTATATGAGCTTGAGCATCCAACAACAGAACCAAAGTTCACATCATATCCAACTACTATCAAACTTTAGTACTATTTATTTAATATAATAGTTGCATAGTATAAATATTATGTGTATCTTTAGGCAAATAGAAATAATATGGAAAACTTTGATTTAAAAAAGTTCTTAGTAGAGAATAAATTAACTACTAATTCAAAACTACTAAAAGAGGAATATGAAGGAGAAACAGTAGAGCAGGCTTTCAGAAAAGCAGATATAGACTTAACTAAACCAATCACAGCAGTACCTTCTGAAAGAGCAATAATGATATCAGGACTAACAATACAAGGAGATCACCCTATAATTATGTTAGGTGGTAAATTTGCAAAGATACTAGAACAAGAAAGATTACAAAGACTAGAGGAAGATCCAGACCAAGATGAGTACGAGGAAGTACTATATAACTTTAGCGATGACATTAATCCAGGAACAGGAGAATTGATGGGAGAGGATGAAGATTTTGAGGAATATACAAAAGGTCTTACTTGTAAATTAGAAGTGTACTTTGGTGACTTTATGTTTGAAATCTGGCAAAAAGATTCAAACCTAAAAGCAGACCCTAGTTTCTTTTCAGTAAACGAAAGTAAAGCATAACAATATGGGAGGAAACGTATTTAATAGTACAGCACCGATAAAAAAAGAACACATTAAACCAACTCTATTAGAGTTTTTTAAACAGTTCAAACAAATATTTCCAAAAGCAGAACCATTCTTCAGAGAAATGAAAACTTTAGGATCTGTAGGAAAGAAAGACTATTCAGGGGATATTGACCTAGCACTTGCTGGGTCGTCCTTTGATAATGTAGAGGATTGGGGACTAGACGAAAAACACGTTCAAGATTTATTTCAAGGATTCAAAAAAAGAGCTAGAACATCTTCGGATGATCAGTTAATGAAAAGAGCAGTTATTGTAGCAATAGCACAAAAGATTGCAGAAGCTGATACAGAGATTATAGCAGATATAAAAGGATCTTCTGCAGGAGCTTTATTCTTACTATTCCCTCAGTACGATGAGAATAGTGAAGTAGTAGGACAAAACGTTCAAATAGATGTAAATGTAGGAGATGTTGATTGGTTACAGTTTGCATACCATTCAGCCACTTACTCAGGAAACGTAAAAGGGTTACATAGAACACAATTACTTGTATCTTTATTCTCACAGAAAGGATTTACATTCTCTCACAATTATGGAGTAAAGGATAAACAGTCACAGGAGGTTGTAGCAAACACACCACAACAAGCAATAGATCTTTTAAACAAATCATATGATCTAAATTTAGATCGAGATACAATAGGAGATTATTTTAAACTAATGGAAACGTTAGAAGCAGGATTATCAGAACAAGATCTAAATGCAGTTTACGATACTTATCTAAAAATATTAGATAGCACTAGAGCAGATATACCAGAAGACTTACAGAAGTACTGGATTGATAACCAAGAAAGATTAGGATTAAAAGGTAAATTCTTACCAGATAATTCAAACCTAACACAATATAAAGTATAATATGTCAGGAGTAGCAGGAGGAAATAGAATAGAAAGAGGGGATGTACAAGCTACGTTCAATAAGTACGTAGAAGAAGTTCTAAGCAAAATACCAGGCTTCAAAAAAGCTTCTCTATCAGGATCTGTAAAAGCAGGTGCAAAAGCTGACTTTGGAGACTTAGATATTATAGTATGGTTTGAAGGAGAAGATAAGAGAGAGGTTAAACAAAGACTTATCGATGCAGCCCTAGCTCTTCCTCAAAACATAATTGTACCTTTTAAATCAGAAAAATATACAGGTAGAAGATACTACAACTCAGGTGAACTAATATCAGTACTTTATCCAATTGTAGGAAAAGAAGACGAGTATATTCAGGTTGATAACATCATTTCACTTTCAGAAGAAGAACATGCCTTCAAAGGATCATTCTTAGATCTACCAGCTGAAAAGCAAGGAATACTAATAGGATTAGCAAAAGTAATTCTACTAGAACAAGACCCTCAAGACGTATTTAGAAGAATGGGTATCTCAAATCTACCTAAACTTAAAAAAGGTGAAGAGTTTGAATTCAATCTATCATCAGTAAAACTATCTCTTAGAAAAGTACAACTAGAAGGATTTAAAGAAATAGCAAGAGAAGAAATATGGTCAACAACAGCTTGGGGTACTATAAAAATACTATTTAAAGGATTTAATATAGATGGTTCTTTTGAAGACTTATTAGACGATGTTGCTAGAAAGCTTACAAATGCTAGATCTAAAAATAGAATAGCAGGTATCTTCAAATCAATGGTATCAGTTAAATCAGGAGAAGTAGGAACAGCCAAAGGAAAAGGAAAAGAAGATGCACTTGAAAAAGTAGCACAGACCCTTGCTGAAGCATTAGATGATGGATCTGAAGTTGTAGCCTTATATGCTGGAGGATTTAAACCACCACACCTTGCTCACTTTGAGAATGCTAAATTTCTTTCTACTAAAGCAGATAAGATTGTAATCTTTATTGGGCCTAAGATTAGAGAAGGAGTAAAAATTACAGCAGAACAATCAAAAGCTATTTGGGAAATCTATGCTAAATACATTAACGTACCAGTAGAGATTCAAGTAAGCAAAGTAACACCTGTATTGGACATCTACGAATGGATTGATGCAAATCAAGACAAAGTGACTGATATTATTACTGGAGCAATGGCTGATGAAATGGGCAAATTTGCAGGTATAGAAAAACAAAAGCAAAAAGGCAATTACAAGAACGTAGAAGTAAAGGAACTTCCAATTATCGTAAATAAAGAGGATGATAAATTCTCAGCAACTGATATTAGAAAATCAGAGAAGTTTTTATTAGGAGGTACATGGATTCCAAAAGTTGTATCAAAAGAAGATAAACAAACAATCATAGACATCGTGACACCACAGAAAGAAGATTCGGTAGAAGATAAAATGCTAACTGCAGTTGATGGTGTGTTCGAAAGCTTCTTTCCTAAGAAAACCAAAATAATAAAAGAAGGATCATCAGGAACAGCAATTAACCCTTTAGGAGCAATTCCGTCAAAGGACAGAGCAGACTTAGAACACCTTTTTGTAGATTTAAAAAAGACAGTTGATCCAGATAAGTATACAGTAGTGTTTAATCAGGACAGAATTGATATCTACATCAGAACATATACAGATGTAGCTGTTGATCAAACACCTTATCAAAAGCATTTACCAGAAGCAGTAGAGCAGGAAAAGTTCAACTACACTCCATACATAGGATCTCTTATAGAATATATGTTAGATGAGGGTATGAATATTCAACCACTACCAGAAGTAAAGATTAGATATGATGAAAATGAGGCTAATGACTTTTTTGGTAAAACAGCATACTACGATCCAAATAATAAAGAAGTAATTCTATATGTAATGGGTAGACATCCAAAAGATGTTTGTAGATCGTTCTCTCACGAAATGATTCACCACATGCAAAACATGGAAGGAAGACTTGAAGGATTAGCAGGAACTACCAACACAAATGAAGATGATTACCTACAACAAATAGAAAAAGAAGCTTACCTAAAAGGAAATATTACATTTAGAAATTGGGAAGACGGTTTAAAAAATAGTGAAAACAAAGAGGTTATGGCAGAAGGAAGATACGATACAATAACAAATCGAGTTAGTAGTGCTATTTTTAATCATTGGAAAAAGGAAGTACAAGAGGGAAAAAAAACCTCTAGCTTTAGAGAATTTTTCGAATCAGATGATTTAGCGTTTGACGTACAAGCTACGCTAGCTCTAAGACGAGGAACTAAAAAGCTAAAAGTAGACGGAGGAGCAGACTATTCGCCAGAAGGAGAGTATGACGATGCTATTATGGTAGCATTTCAAATCGATCCTACACTACTACCTCAATTTTGGGAAGAAATTTCTATGAACTTAAAAGATGTTATTAGACATGAGATAGAGCACCTAACTCATAGCAATTCTGACAACTTCAATCCAGGGAAGCACATGGAAGATGATCAATACATACGAGATTTAATTGATGATAAATTATTAAAAAAGAAGCACTATTTTCTTCTACCTAAAGAAGTAGATGCAAATTTACAGGGAATGTACCTTAGAGCTAAGAAAGAGAAAAGACCATTTGCAGATGTTGTAAATACATACTTAAATGCTCAAAAAATTACACCTGAAGAAAAAGAAGAAATATTAACATTGTGGAGAAAAAGAATGCCTGCATTAGGTATTCAACAACCACTATAAAATTAAAAAGGTTATGGGAAATTTAGTAGACTTATTATTAGAAGAATCAGACTTCGTACCTAAGTATCAGATATACTGTGATATGGACGGAGTATTAACAGACTTTGAAAAAAGGTTTGTTACACTACTACAACAAGAAGGTCCAAAGTATTATTCAAAAGCAATAATTGCTCAAGTAACAAGACCTAAACATTTTCAAAAATTACAAGGAGATGAAGAGTTTTGGAAATTTATTGATCAATATATTGGACTAGAATTCTGGTCAGATATGGAATGGATGCCACAAGGACAAGTACTGTGGGACTTCATACAACCTTACGGACCAAAACTACTAACATCACCATCAGAGGATGATACTTCAAGACTGGGAAAAAGACTGTGGGTAAGAAATCACCTATCACCTCTTCCTGAAGTAATCTTTAGGTTTGGAGATGCTAAGTCGGATTTTGCAAATGAAAACTCTATATTAATAGACGATAAACCTTCCAACCTAGTTGCATTTGCTTCTAAGGGAGGAATAGCAATAGAATGTAAAGATGGAGACGTTTCATCGGTTATACAACAACTAAAACAACTTGGTTATGGGCGAGAGCTTACTTAAAAAAGAATTCAAATCAAAAGATGTTAATAGAGCTAGGAATCTAGTAAACAAAGACTTTAGTGGTAAAACAGTAGATGGTGTTGGATATGCCAAAGCACAAGTAGCATACAAAGAAGGAGATGTTTGGGAAGAAAGCGGAAGAACTTGGACTATCAAAGGCGGAATAAGGCAGAACATTACAAAGTTAGACTCAGCAAAAAAAGCTTTACAAATACCATTAGCATGCCCAAAATGTAAAGGGAGTATGAACTACTACCTTAGTCACAAAATGTATAAGATACATAAAATGTGTTTTGATTGCGTAATTGATTATGAAGCAGAATTAAGAAAAGCAGGGCTATATGAATCATATGAAAAGAATATGATGCAAGGAAGTCTTAAAGCTTTTGCAAGAGATGTAGAGCAATGGGTATTGGATGCATTAGAGACAACAAATACCTTTGTTACCGAACAAGGGGATGTAGAAGATTGGAACGGTAATGATTCTCAATTTAAGCAACAAATGACTACAAATCTTCAAGAGTATTTAAAACACTTAAAAAGCCATATCGATTAGTAATAAGTTTTTGTTACTATTTATTTTTAAACAGTAAATAGTATTTGACTTATGGCAAAAGCAGCACAATCCTCAGTTAAGATAGAAAGACCAAAAGTATCTAGACCTGGAGTTCATGCAAAATCTAAAACTTCAAAATTGAAGAGTTCTAAGAACTACAAAAAGCTTTATAAAGGACAGGGATAGTATGGTAGATATCTTGCAATTGATTAAAGAAGTTCTATCTGAAGAAAAAGCAGATAGATGCTTGCGTATTGCTAGAACAAAGTATGATAAACCCTCAGCATATAGATCAGGAGCTATTGTAAGATGCAGAAAAGGAGATATTTGGAAAGATATAAAAGAAGCAGATGATCCTCAAGCTGGTAAAGCAGCACCATACGGTTCAGGATATGCAAAAGTAAGACAAGCAATTCAAGAACTATTACAAGAGGACGAATCACTTCGTAAATGGTTCTCAAGGAAAGGAGCAAAGGGAAAATCTAAAGGATGGGTTGATTGTAATGCACCTGATGGAAACGGAGGATATAAATCCTGCGGAAGACAAGAAGGAGAAAAAAGATCAAAATATCCAGCATGTAGACCAACACCTGCTCAATGTAAAACAAAAGGAAAAGGTAAGACTTGGGGTAAAACAAAGTAATATGAGACTACTACAACTATTAACTGAAGCTAAGGAAAGCTTTGAAGAATTTGCTACAAAACGTGGAGAAGGTGCAGCTAAGATTGCAGCAAATGCTCATGAAAAAGGAGGACTTGCATTACTAACTTGGCATCACTTTAAAGTAAAAGCTCCTTATTACAAGAAAGCTACTGAAGGAAAGCTTGATACGGATAAAGCAAAAAAAGAATTCGAAGAGACTTATAAAAAGATCTCACTTGATATGTCACCGATTGCGTTTCAACGTGAAGTAGGAAGATTGGAAGTATTAGGAGAATTGTTAATAAGAGAAAAATAATGTCAACACTAAATACATCCATACCCCATTTCTATGCTAAGATGCGAATTGAACATCTTTATCAGCATGATGGAAGAAAGGGTATGCAAGATGTAATTGTATTTGCAGCACAATCTGTAGGAGGAAGAGCATTAACATTTCATATAATGACTGATGAAGGAGCTGTTAGATCAAGAGTCCCAATTCATATGCTTGCTTGGAAAGATGATGCACCAAAAATGGCTTTAGACCATTTACAATTATGGGATTGTTTCGGACATGATGTATCATGTACAGTATACGATTATTTACTCCAATCAAGAGTAAAAGCAATATTTAAAGACGGAAGTAAAGAGTGGGGAAATTATATTATGACTTTTGACTGGTATGATAATCCATATTCTAACGAACCTACACAATATAAAGCAGCACATCTAATTAAATTAGATAACGGAAACTTTACTCTCCAGCCTAATAATAGGTTAATGTGGAGAGATATGTCTTTTGTAACTCAACCATTTCCTGATAAACCGGATTGGATGATTGACGATAAAGACTGGTTCTGTGAATCAGTTTCCGATAAATGGACAATGGAAAAAGGGAATGAAAATATTTATTACTATACTCTAGAGAATGAAAAAAAATCAACTAAGAGAGATAGTTAAGCAAATTCTCCAAGAAGAGTCTAAAGACATACACGATCCTGTTAAACCAGGTATATTAAAAGACAGATTAGGAAACCTAACCTGTGCAAAGGTTAGAACAGCAAAAGCAGGATTAAAAGACAAAGGTACTCATTATGCAAAAGCATTACAGAGATATCTAAATTATCATTGCAAATAGTAATATAATAAGAAATAAATTTATATCTTTAAAAGATGAAAAAACTAATAAGAATATTAAAAGAAGAAATGACACCTGCAGAAGCACAAGCTAAAAAATCCGCTATAGCACTTCAGCAAGAAAAGATAAAAGATGCTACAAAGCAATTACAGATTGCTAAATCTCCCTTAGAGAAAACAGCAGCACAAGATGCTTTAACAGCTGCTAAAGAAAATTTAGCAAAAGCAACAGCAACACAAGAAAGCATATCAGAAGAAGTAAAAAAATATACTACTCAAGAATCAGCAGCCGTAGGAAAAGCAGTAGCTAAATCTCTTTTAAAAGTTCTTAGAGCACAAGGAGATGAAGTTGTAAACTTAAAACTTACAGGAATAGGAGTAGACAAATTTAACATTCATGTTGAATACGGAAACGATAAAGGAGCAGACACTTTTAAATTTGACCTAAACCCACAAGGAACAGCAATTATATTAGATTTAGGAAGCGAGCCAATGGAGCTAGTGGATTTTGTGATAACACAAGGTAACACCGTTTCTCTGCCAACTCCTGAACTAGAAGATAAGTTGAGCGATGCAATGAAAAAGTACGTCGGAGAACCGTCGAATGATGAGTACGATGATATGGCAGCAATGCAAACACCAACAGATCCTTCACAATTAAACAAAAACATAGCAGAGGATTTAGATGTAGGACATCAAGACAACGAACCAGCAATGCTTAAGAGAGATGTTTATCGAATTGCTAAAATGGCTTCAATGCTATACAAACAGCTTGATAATTACGATAATGGACAAGAAGTGGATTTTCCGCACTGGTGGCAAGCTAAGATCATAAAAGCATACGACTACCTTCAAGCAGCTTATGGATATTTAGATGGTGAAGAAAAAGTTCAGCAAATGGATAATACCGTAGTAGCAGCAATGTCACTAAATGAAAAGAAAGGAACTTGTTGCCATAAATGTGGACATGTTCACGTAAAAGGAACAGCACACCCTTCTCCATACTTTACAGGAAAAAGAAGTTGTGAGTTTAACAACACTAACGAAGCATTAGATGCAGTTGGAAAAGAAGATGACGATATAAACAATGACGGAAAAGTTGATAAAACAGATAAGTACTTAAAAAACAGAAGAGATACTGTATCTAAAAAAATAAGCAAAAAACAACTAAAAGAAGTAATGTTAGAGGCATACGTTGAGGTTCTTCAAGAAGAAGAAAACGCAGTATTAGAAACATCTTCAGATGAAATACTAGGAAAATTTCCTACAGTAAAGAAAACAATAGTATCACTATTCACAAAAGATTATCCAGAATTTGTAAAAAACATAAGATGGGTAGCACCTAAACCTTCTACATTTGCAATTGATCTTGCTAGTGGCCAATCATTTAACTTAAAGTGGATGGGTAAAGGATTTGAGGCACAAGTAGAGGGCAAAAAATACTACTTAAATGATTTAGCAGAATACCAACAAGCATTGGATAAAATAAACGATATTATTAAAACTGGTCCAATCACACAGGGTGAAGAACCAGGTGGAGAAGAGTTTGGAGCAGAACCTGCAGCAGCCGGAGGCGGTGGTGGTGGAGACTTTCCAGGAGGAGAAGCAGGTGGTGAAGAACCAGCAGCTGACTTTGAAGGAGGGGAAGAAGCACCAGCAGGAGAAGAAGGAGGAGCAGAACCAGAAACACCAGAAGCACTTTAATGAGCGTAGTAGATAAAATAGTTGCAGAATGGGCTTTCCGTTGTAAGAAAGGATACCCAGATATGAATAATCCTGACGATATGAAAATATTAAAAGAGATTTATTCACAGTTTGGTATTGTTGCGGAAGAAGAGGAAGCACCTAAAGAGGATCAGCCATCAAATGAAGAATTAGCAGCACAAATTACAAGCATACTGCAAGCTGAAAAAGGTAACACAAAACTACTAACAAGAGTACTTAGAACTTTAAAAAATTCATCCAGTGTAGATGATTTAAAAAAGTTTTTAGGAACTAGAAATGTAACTAAAACAACTTTTGATAATAGGAATCTACCAGCAGAGCTTATTGATATTTTAGCCAAAGCAAACTTAGTAGATAAGTTTGTAGCAGGAATTAAAGATAATAAACTAAAAAGCTCAGGTAATGCATATGACGCATTAGGCCCAGAACTAAAACCAGTACTATCCTCATTTGGTAGATTAACAGGAGCTAAAGGAAGTGTAGGTGTAGGTAGAGGAGAGGTACTATTCCCAATGCTGTACAGTGATGTATCTAAAAGTGAAACAGCAGGAGATTTAGTTTATAAAGGAAAAGATCTAGAAGTTAAAGCATTAGGTATAAGTACAAAGAACCCAGATCAACTATCAGGAGGTCCTAGAATTTCCTTAGTAAGAGCAGGTGGACTTAATTCTTATTACAAAACACAGAGTGGAAAGACCCAAATAGCTGATGTATTTAAAGAAGACTATGATAATGTGCAAGATAAAAAAGCAGCTCTTGATGCAATAAATAATTTTATAGTGAACGCATATTACAAAGGTAATGCTACAGGGGCAGTACAGCTAAAAGACACAGACATGGCAAACTCAGAGTCAATTGCAAAAGTATTATACAAAGCACAGATACTAGGATACACAGAAGCAAAGGGTATTACAAAATTCCTACTATTCAATCCAGCATCAGGTTACTATAAGCTATTTGGAGTAAATAAACTAATAAATTCAATAGGTACCGATGTATTATTTAAGCCTGCAGTAAGGTCAGACATAAATCCGCAATTAGCAGGTTTTAAATAAAAATAAACTATTTATAAACAAAATAGACCACAATGGCAAATAATTTTAATTTAAGAACATTCTTAACAGAGAATAAACTTACAAAAAACGCACAACTTTTAAAAGAAGAGCAAGAAGATTACAAATACTTCGATGAAGAAGGAACAGGAGGGTTTTATATGACTACTATAGATGGACACAAAATATACTCTATGGAGGATTCTAGTGTAATGGATACTTGTTTTTACGCAATAATAGACCCAGACGGTAACGAAGAATTTGTAGGAATAGATGTAGCTGGAGAACCTATAAGTTCAGAAGAAATTCAAAATGAATATGAAATTCAATCTAATATTGCTGACTTTATTGAAGCAGACATTAACGCTGAGCTAGGAGACGGGTTAGACGAAAACAAACTAGACGAAGCAAGATACTCAGACTCATACGACACACCAGCCGCTAAAGCAGTAAATGCAAAAGCAGAGCAAATAGTAGGTACTATTAGAGGATATTCAACAGCACTTCAAACAATCCAAGATGCTATCAAACAAGTAGAGCAAGAAGTAGGATCAGAGGCTACTCGTTCTGAGAAAAGTACTTTAGAAAGCCACCTATTATACATGTTTAGAAATAACATGGAAATGGAAAGAGAAGGAACACAAAATAAAAAACCAATTATGAAAGAAACAAAATTAACTGCTAAAGAAAGACGTTTAGTAGAAATGGTACAAGATGCCATGGGATACCCAGAAGAAGGAGAAGATGCATTCAATCCAGCAGATGCTGCAGACGAAGAAGATTATAGAAGAGATCAGTATCAAGGAAATCAAATGGAAGAAGGAGATGAAATGGCTGACGAAACTGTAATACCTGAATACAATACAATCGATGAGTTAATGAATAGCATTGACCACGGAACAAATAAGGTAGCAGAAGAGCATAAAATGCAGGAAATGAAAAAGATTGCTGAAGCATTAAGAATGAAAGCAAAGAAAATGGAAGAAAGTGAGCATGCTGCACACATTAGTCCAAAAGACTTAAAGCAATTAGCTACTGATGCTGCAAAGTTAGAAAAAGCAGCAGAAAAGTTAAAAGCAGCATTTGATAAGAAATTCAACAAAAAAGAAAAAGCACCTGCAGCTCCTAAAGCAGAAAAAGTAGAAGCATTACAAGAAGGATTTTTTGACTTAAGAAAATTCTTAGCAGAAAACAAATTAACTGCAAGCTCTAGAATGTTGAGTGAAAATGGAACATATACCCAAAAGGAAATCTTACGTGGTAGTATGCAAGGATTTAAAGCTCCAAACCCTGAAGAGTTAAAAGTTAATATGATGATAGCACCTAATATGTCGTACGGAAATAGTCAAGAACAGTTAAATCAAGAAATGGGTAGAATAACAGCAATTTCTGGAGATAAGGTAACGTACAAAAAAGGTGATGGAAAATTATATAATAGTGATGTAGCTGACATAATAATTGTAGCTAGCTAATTCCACAACATAAAAAAAGAAAAACAGAACAAGCCCACCCCATAAAGGTGGGTTTTTTTATATACACATATTTATAATATATAAGTATATAATATGTCACAACAAGATATTAAACAAATAGTAGCACAGGAGTATATAAAGTGTGCAAAAGATCCTGCCTACTTCATGAAGAAGTATTGCTACATTCAACATCCAACAAGAGGTAGAATTCTATTTAACCTCTACCCATTCCAGGAAGGAGTATTGCATTTATTCAGAGATGAGAAAATGCTAATAACTCTAAAATCAAGACAGTTAGGAATCTCAACATTAGCCTCAGCATACGCTTTATGGTTAATGATCTTCCACAAAGATAAAAACGTTCTAGCATTAGCAATTACTCAAGCAACAGCTAGAAACCTTGTAACCAAAACAATTTTCATGTATGAGAATTTACCAAAATGGTTACAACTTCCTTTCTTAGAAAAAAATAAGTTATCAATGAGACTTAAAAACGGTTCTAAAATCACAGCTAAATCATCCAATGCAGATGCTGCTCGTTCAGAAGCGGTATCATTACTACTAATAGATGAGGCAGCCTTTATTGATAACATTGAAGAAACGTTTACTGCAGCACAACAAACACTTGCAACAGGGGGCCAATGTATGGCTCTTTCTACTCCAAATGGTGTAGGAAACTGGTTCCACCAAACATGGGAAAAAGCTGAAGCAGGAGAGAATGGATTCGTACCTGTTAAATTAAAATGGGATGTTCATCCAGAAAGACAACAAGACTGGAGAGATGAACAATCAAGACAATTAGGAGAGAAGATGGCAGCACAGGAATGTGATTGCGACTTTCTATCATCAGGGGACTCAGTAATTGAGGTTGAGAATATGTCATTCTACGAAGAGACATATGTAAAAGAACCAATGGAAAAGAGAGGTGTAGATGGAAATCTTTGGATATGGGAATCACCTGACTATACGAAATCATATATGGTTGTTGCCGACGTTGCTCGTGGGGATTCTACCGACTACTCCGCATTCCATGTATTTGATATTGAAAGCTGTACCCAAGTTGCAGAATATAAAGGTAAAATATCTCCTAAAGAATATGGAAACGTATTGGTAGGAGTAGCAACAGAATATTGTGATGCACTTCTAGTAGTAGAAAATGCAAATATAGGATGGTCAACAATTGAACAAGTATTAGAAAGAGAATACAAGAACCTATACTACTCCTCAAGATCAGATACTGAAACAGTTGAATCTTATATGGCCAAGTTTGAAAGGGATAAACTGGTACCAGGATTTACAATGTCCTTAAAAACAAGACCTTTAGTAATCGCTAAAATGACTGAGTACGTAAGAGAAAGATCTGTAGTATTACAATCAAAAAGGCTATTGGGAGAGATGAGAGTGTTTATATGGAGAAACGGAAAAGCTCAAGCACAATCAGGATACAATGACGATTTAGTGATGGCTTTTGCTACAGCTTTATATGTTAGAGATACTGCAATTCGAATGAGACAACAAGGAATGGATCTTTCAAGAGCGACAATGAATGCTTTTGTAGGACTCAATCAAAGAACTCAGGGTGTTTATAACGTTGCTCCTATGCAAAATAATCCGTACCTTATGGAAACCCCAAATGGTCAAGAAGATCTTACCTGGCTATTAGGATAAGTTACTATTTATAAATAAAACATTTTACAAATGGCAGAAAGAAATTTATTCACCTCACTCCAGAGACTATTCGCAACAGACATATTAGTTCGAAACGTAGGAGGAGACGAGTTGAAGATTGCTGATGTTAATCACATTCAATCAACAGGAAAGTACCAAACCAATTCTTTATTGGATAGGTTTTCTCGTTTATACATATATAACAACAAGAACATATTTAATCCAAACCTTAATTATCAAACATTAAGGATACAGCTTTACTCGGATTACGAAGCAATGGATACCGATGCTATTATAGCATCAACTTTAGATATACTAGCAGATGAGTCTACACTTAAGAGTGCAGTAGGAGAAGTTCTTTCAATTAAATCATCAGACGAAAACATACAAAGAGTTCTTTATAACCTATACTATGATGTATTAAATATAGAATTCAATCTATGGTCATGGGTTAGAAACATGTGTAAGTATGGCGACTTCTTCTTGAAACTAGAAATATCAGAAAAGTTTGGTGTTTATAATGTACTTCCATATACAGTTTACCACATGGTAAGACATGAGGGGATGGACAAAGAAGATCCAACTAAAGTAACATTCTCAATCGATCCAGACGGATTAGCAGCCTCATCAGATCCAAACTATATTCCAAACAACAATAAATCAGTAATCAGTTTAGACAACTACGAAGTAGCACACTTTAGATTATTATCAGATACAAACTACCTTCCATACGGTAGATCTTATATTGAACCAGCTCGTAAAATTTACAAACAATTAACTTTAATGGAGGATGCAATGTTGATTCACAGAATCATGAGAGCTCCTGAAAAAAGAATGTTCTACATCAATGTAGGATCTATTCCACCAAATGAAGTTGAGCAGTTCATGCAAAAAACTATTAATAGTATTAAAAAAACTCCTTATGTTGATCCTCAAACAGGTCAATATAATTTAAAATTCAACATGCAAAACATGATGGAAGATTTCTATCTTCCAGTTCGTGGAGGAGATACTTCTACAAAAATCGATACTACTAAAGGATTAGAATACGATGGTACCAATGATATTGAGTATTTAAGAGATAAAATGTTTGCAGCACTTAAAGTGCCAAAAGCATATTTCGGATACGAAAAAGATTTAACAGGTAAAGCAACTTTAGCAGCTGAAGATATTCGTTTTGCTAGAACAGTAGAAAGACTTCAAAGAATTGTAGAGAGTGAATTAACAAAAATTGGATTAGTGCATTTATATGCTCAAGGATTTGATAAGGAATCTTTGGTAAACTTTGAAATTAAACTAACCACTCCTTCAATAATCTACGAACAAGAAAAAGTAGCACTTTGGAAAGAGAAAGTTGACTTAGCAACTCAAATGCAAGCAACCAAACTATTCTCTTCAGATTATATCTACGATATGTTATTTGATATATCAGAAGACAGTTACAACGAAATGAGAGACCTTATTAGAGAAGATGCTAAACGAGGATTTAGAATATCTCAAATAGAGAACGAAGGAAACGATCCAGTATCAACAGGACAGTCTTTTGGAACACCTCACGATTTAGCTTCAATATATGGAGCAAGAGAGCAAGGAGAATTACCAGCAGGATATGATGAAAAGACTACAATAGGAAGACCTAGAGAAAAATTTTCAATAATAGGAACACAGGCTGATCCAGTTGGTGGAAGAGATAGATTAGGAGTACACGGAATGAAAGGCGGATACCCAAGTGACCCAGAAAATGTAAGAGAAAGTGCAAATAACACAATGACAGTTTTTCTAAGAAACAAAAATCTATTTCCAAGTAAGAAACAAAATCTCTTTGAGGAAGAGGCAGAACTACAGTCAGATCTTTTAAACGAAAGTAATATTAAAGATTTAGATAACTAAAAGCTATTTATAACAAAGACATACCTAAAATGCGTATTAAACATAGCAAGTATAAAAACACAGGCTTAATATTTGAACTATTAGTAAAGCAAATAGCAGCGGACACTTTATCTAAAAGAGACTCCCCAGCTTTGACAGTACTAAGAAAATTCTATACAGGAAATACAACACTAGTAAGAGAGTTTAAATTATATGATTTTGTACTAAAAAATAAAGGCGTTGGTCCTAAAAAAGCAGAATCGATTCTTAGCACTATTGTAGAGATTTCAAGAAAGCTTGATGCAAAATCTCTTAGTAAGCAAAAGTACGAGTTAATAAAAGAACTTAAAAGCCATTACGACTTAGAGGAATTTTTCTCTATTAAAGTAGAATCATATAAGCCATTAGCAGCACTTTACTGTTTGATGGAAGCACAGAATACAGCAGGTTTAGTAGACTTAGATGTATTTGTTGATAACAAAACTACAATACTTGAGCATTTAACTCAAAGTAAAAGTGCAGATGGGCAAGTAAAGAATGCTTTAATTGAAGAATATTCAAAATACGATAAAGATTTAAGACTTTTAACGTATAAAATATTGTTAGAAAAATTCAACAACCAATACAAAGATCTACTTCCAGAACAAAAGAACATTTTAAAAGAATTTATCGTATCAGTTAACTCTTCTACAAGATTAAGAAATGTAGTAAACGAGGAAATGGTAAAATTGCAAACACAGATTTCTAAATTAAAAAACAATATTACCGATAAAGTAGTAAAAATTAAATTAGAAGAAATTCAAAAAGCAATTGTTCCTGTAAAAAATACACAAAAAGTAGATGACAATCATTTAGTTTCATTAATGCAATACTATGACCTAGTAAATGAATTAAAAAAACTATGAAAAGATCACAGATAGTAAAAGCGGTACAGGAAGTATTACAGGAAATGAGTACAACTGGAGCAATAAGTGGCGGAGAAGGATCACCTCAAACACCAAATGCTTTTGCTAAAAAAGGACAAGGTAAAAATACAGCTACTAAAGCAACAGAAAAATTAGGTTACAAAACAGTTGAAAGACCAAAACGTCCTTCACACACAAAAATGTTTGACTACTTAGATGAAAATAAATAACATGAGAACACTACAAGAAAAATATAATGCAATTCAAGAAGGGAAATTCTCTAAGGATCATTTCTTAGCTGAAGCTAGAATGCAACAACCACAACTAGTTACTCGCTTCAACGGGTACGATGATGCAGTTCAGATCCTTAAAAACAAAGGAATGATCCAAGAGGCTAAAGTTGAAGAAGCTAAACAACCAAAAGCAACAAAGAAAGGATTAGCAGATTATAGATATAAACCAACTAACGAAATGGATAAGTATCCATACGAACAAATCCTTAGAGGAATTAGAGTTGAGTTGGAGGTAGCAGGAGTTTTCGGTACACCGACAGCAGAAGAATATTCAAAAGCATTAGCAAAAGTATCTAAAAATTTAGCAAAAGATTCAATCTTCTATACAAACCAAGTAGCAGGTGTTAATCCAAAAGTAGATCAACACGATCAAATGACTCCAGCAACAGCAAAGAATACTGTAGATACTTTTAACGGTATGAAGAAAGCTGAATTAAAAGAAGGCTTTAAGAAACTTATCAAAAAAGTATTATCTGAAGAGGTAATGGATGTTGAAAGTTACAAAGAAGAGGAAGTATACGAAATGTATGGAGAGGATGATATGGACGAATCTGCAATGGGAGATGTTTATTTATTAGCTCAAGAGTCTGATAGCTTTGAACAGTTTGTACAAGCAGTAGAAGCTGAGCACGGACCAGTAGACGATATAGCAGAATTAGAGCACATCTTTAACAGCACAAGAGGTGAAGACGATATTGACTACGGTGATGAAAACTTCTCAGATCCTTTTATTGACGGAGACTTAGACGAAGCTACAGATACAGAAGCAGATAAAAATATGGTAGCTAAGTTAATGCTTATGCACGAAACTGACCCTGCTAAATTTGAAAGATTACACAAGCAAGCTAAAGTACAAGCATCTACTACACAAGATATTAAACACAAACATTTACTATCTTTAATTGACAGAGCAAAAGCAGGAGCTTTGCAAAAAGCAACTCCAGAAATTCCTGGCTTTGAAGGTACTAGAGATGCTTTAGATAATCTTTTTGAATCAAAATCATTAAAAGATTTAATATAATGAACAATCCATTATTAATAAACGTAACTCCTTTCAAAGGACTTCTTACCGAATCAAAAACCAAACCAGGTGTTTTTGAGGTAACAGGTATTATGCAAAGAGCAGGAGCTAAGAACCAAAACGGAAGAATTTACAAAAGAGAAATACTTGAAGATCAAGTAAGAGAGTATGTAGAAAATTTCGTTAAAGTTGGAAACGCTTACGGAGAATTAGATCATCCAGAATCAGCAATTGTATCTTTGAAAAATGCATCACACGTTGTAAAAGACTTATGGTGGGATGGAGATGACTTAATGGGTAAAGTAGAACTACTAAACACACCTTCAGGAAATATCGTAAAAGAAATACTAAGAGGAGGACATACAATAGGAATATCATCAAGAGGAACAGGATCAGTAACACAAACAAACGAAGGAACTTTAATGGTTCAACCAGACTTTGAATTAGTATGTTGGGATTTCGTTTCTAATCCTTCTACACAAGGAGCTTTTATGAATCCAATTTCATTAAATGAACAAAAACAAGCAGTAGGAAAATACGATAGATTGGATTCTATTATTAACAATATACTAAGAGCATAATGAACGATTTCAATATACATAACTGGCAAGGAAAGTTCTTAAAAGAATCTATGGTTAAAGAAAATGGAGGATATGTAGAGGTAATGGGACCTAATTTTGACCAAGCAATAGAGTTGCTTCAATCAACTTGGGAAGAGTGGAAAAACGGACGAGCAACAGAGCCAGAAGATATTCCTCAAGCAAAACAAGACATATTAGATTACGTAGCAAGTCTTTTAAAATAAAACACAGCCCACCCCATAAAGGTGGGTTTTTTATGTTTTGTAAAACAGTATATATTTATTTAAGAATATATCACGATCCTTATGTGATATCTACTTAAAAAGTAAAACACTATTACGCTACTACTCAATAAGCGTACGACAATCAAAAACACAAATTATGTCAAACAAAGATTTATTAAAGCAAGCTATTGCTGAAGCGAAAACTATTCGTGAAGCTGCAATTGCAAATGCTAAAGAAGCTTTAGAAGAAACATTGACTCCACACCTAAAAGAAATGCTTGCTCAAAAGCTACAAGAAATGGAAGAGGATGAGATTGATGAATACGGAATGGAGCACAACGACAGAGACTTAAACGGAGACGGAAAAGTTGATGGAGAAGATGCCAGACTATCTGAAGCAGAAGAAGAAGAGGAAGAAGCAGAAGAAGAAGAAGGAGCTGAAAAAGAAGAAGGTAACGAAGAAGGAGAAGAAGAGGAATTGGAAATTGAAGACATGTCTGTTGAAGATTTAAAAGACCTTATCAGAGACATCGTTGCTCAAGAAGTAGGTCATGACGAATCAGAAGAAGAGTTACCAGGTGAAGAAGCTCCAGAAGGAGAAGAAGATATGGTAAGTATGGATGGTGATTCAGAAGAGATCGATATTAACGAACTATTAGCCGAATTAGACGAAATGGATAATAGTAAAAAGAAAATGGAAGAAGGTGAATTAAACGAAATAGGACCGGAGTATATCGAAGGAGCTAAACAACTTGTTGAAATGTTTCCATTCTTAACCATGCAAACCGCATCATTAGTTATAGGAGCACTTGGCGCAGCAGGTCTTACAGGAATTGCTGCAATTACTGCTAAAGTAATGGATATGGCCCTAGAAGGAAAATTCGGAGGTGCAGCTAAATCTTTTGCTGAAAAATTACAAGCAGCCGGAGGAGCAGCAGCTAAAGCTACTCAAAACAGAGAAGGAGTTGAAGAAGGTATGAAAGGTATGAAAGATATGAAAGAGATGAATCACGAGTCAGATAAGATGGATGAAAACATCGATATTATCTACGAACTTATTCAAATGTTCCCATTCTTAACAAACAGTACAGCTCAAATGCTTTTAGGAGTTTTTGGAGCAGTAGGAATCACAGGATTAAGCGCTATTGGTGCTAAAATACATCAAATGGCTAAAGACGGTGTTTTCGGTGAAAAAGGAAAACAAATTGGAGATAAATTATCCGATGTAGGTTCAGCAGCAGCAAAGTCAACACAAGTATCTGAAGAATCTGAAGAATTAAACGAAGCTTTAAAAGCAGTTAAAATTTTAAGAAATCAACTTCAAGAAGTTAACCTTTTAAATGCAAAATTACTTTATGTAAATAAAGTATTCAAATCAAACAACTTATCTGAAGGTCAAAAAGTAAACGTTATCGCAGCTTTTGATAAAGCAGAGACAGTTAAAGAAGTAAAATTAGTTTTCGAAACAGTTTCTAAAAATGTAGTTACTAAACCAGCTACAATTAAAGAGCACAGATCTTTTGCTTCAAAAGCAACAGGGAACGCACAAACAACTGCACCAAAAGAAATCTTATCAGAAGTATCTGAGCAAGTAGCTAGATGGCAGAAGTTAGCAGGAATCATTAAATCATAAAAATAAAAAAACAAAAAACAACCAAATGGAATTAAATCAATTATTCGAAGGTTCAAATAACTATAAGACTTTACAAGCTGATGCAGCTCGTTTGTCTGGTAAATGGGCCAAATCAGGTTTGTTAGAAGGAATTTCTAACGAAATCGAAAGAAACAACATGGCTATGATTCTTGAGAATCAAGCAAAACAAATCGTATCTGAAGTATCTCAAACAGGTGCTGGAAATATGGGAACAACTTCAGGAAATGCAGCAGGTGGTGCTGAACAATGGGCAGGTGTTGCTTTACCACTAGTAAGAAAAGTATTTGCTCAAATCGCAGCTAAAGACTTCGTTTCTGTACAACCAATGAACTTACCTTCAGGACTTGTATTTTATTTAGACTTTAAATACGGAACAGCAACGAACGGTAGAGCAGCTAACGAAAACATTTACGGTAACGTATCTACAGCTAACGATAAAATGGGAGTTGACGAAGAAGTAGCAGGTGGTCTATACGGAGCAGGTCAGTTTGGTTACTCAATCAACTCTGCATCATTTAGCTACGGGTTAACTTCATCAGGATCAGCTTCTACAGCATCTATTGGTTATAACGCAGACCTAGATCCAAACAACTACTTTACAGTAAGTTTAGCAACTTCTTCATTATCAGGACTTGATACTAAAGGAATCAGAGCTTTTAGATTATTATCTGGATCTACCCCAGTTAACGTAACAACTAACCCAGAGTTCACTACTATCTCAGGTGGTAACATTGTATTCGTAGTAGCAAAAGCTGGTGATACAGCAAACAGTATTGCAGCAGTAACAACTGGATCATTCTCACCAACAGTTAGATTCCAAAAACAACCAACTGATACATCAAGAGGTGATTTCGAGGATAACACAACTACTAACGCTCCAATTTCTATTCCTGAAATCAACGTTACCCTTGCTTCTGAAGCAATCGTTGCTAAAACAAGAAAATTAAAAGCACAATGGACTCCAGAGTTCGCACAAGATTTAAACGCTTACCATTCAATTGATGCTGAAGCAGAATTAACTTCATTATTATCTGAATACATCTCTATGGAGATTGACTTAGAATTAATGGATATGCTAATCCAAGATGCAGCTACAACTGAAAGATGGTCAGCTAGAAACAACAAAGTATGGACAGGAACAGCTTGGTCTTCAGGAACAGCTGCTTCAACAGACTTCTACAACACTCAAGGTCAATGGTTTGGAACTTTAGGTACTAAAGTACAAAAAGTATCTAACAAAATTCACCAAAAAACATTAAGAGGTGGAGCTAACTTCTTAGTAGTTTCTCCAACTGTAGCTACAATCTTAGAATCAATCCCTGGATATGCAGCAGATACAAATGGTGATAAAATGGACTTCGCAATGGGAGTTCAGAAAGTAGGTAACTTGAATTCTCGTTTCAGAGTTTACAAAAACCCTTACATGACTGAAAACGTAATCTTAATGGGTTACAGAGGATCTCAATTCTTGGAAACAGGTGCAGTTTATGCTCCATACATTCCATTAATCATGACTCCATTAGTATACGATCCAGTTACCTTCACTCCAAGAAAAGGTATCATGACTCGTTACGCTAAGAAAATGATCAGACCAGAATTCTACGGTAAAATCTTTATTAGTGATATCACTACTATCTAATTTACTTTAGATTAAATAAATAAGAGAGCTTCGGCTCTCTTTTTTTTTATAAGAAAGTTTTGTATATTTATTATAAACAAATACAGTTTATATTTATGGCTTCAAACCATCATACCGATGAAGTTTACGTTCCTAAACGCAAACCAAAAAACCCAATTAAGTTCCAACTCCAACTTAATGAAGAACAAAAATTAGCAAAAGCACTTATCGTAGAAAACCCAGTAGTCGTTTTAAAAGGAATGGCAGGTTCAGGAAAAACCTTAGTAGCAGTCCAGGCAGCACTCGATATGTTATTTTGTAAAGAAGTAGAAAAGATTGTAATAACAAGACCTACCGTTGCTAAAGAAGAATTAGGGTTTCTACCAGGAGATCTTAAAGAAAAGATGGATCCTTGGTTGGCACCAATTTATCATAACCTATATATGCTTTATGGAAAAGAAAAAGTAGATAAAGAATTAGAGTATGGTAATATTGAGATTGTGCCATTTGCATTTATGAGAGGTAGAACATTTGTCAACTCTTTTGTAATAGTAGATGAGGCACAAAACGTTACTCAAGACCAAATGGAAACAGTACTAGGAAGATTAGGTAAAGGATCTAAAATGGTAATATGTGGAGATTTAGCTCAAATAGATTTAAAAGTAAAAAAGGAAACAGGGTTTTCATTTCTTACAAGAGTGGAGGAACAAGTAAATGGATTTAGAGTATTTGCTCTAAAAGCCAACCACAGACATGAGATCGTAGCACCTATCCTAAAGGTGTATCAAGACTTTAGAGATTGATAAAAAACTACTATTTATAAATAAAACTAATTCAGATGGCAGACTTTACGTACTTTATAAGAGAAAGAGTTAAAATTGAAGGTAAGGAAAGAGGTACTTCCTACTCCCATACTATTCCTAATATAGAATACATAGATGAAAGAATAGTAAACGTACCTTCAAGTAGTCTTACTGAGTTGTTTAACTTAAACAATTTACCAGGAGCAGGGACCTTTGTTTCTAGTAGCCTACAGTATGCTAGAATTACCAATATGTCTACAGGTTCAAATGTAAACCTACAAATATCTTCTTCTACTAGTACTGTAAATTTACTAATAAGCGGAGGGGGTACATTTTTCCTAAGTACAGGACTTATGACAGGAAGTTTAACTAACTTTACGTACGATAACATAAAATCAATAAAAGTACAGCCTTCAGGATCAAATGCAAAAATAGGGTATTTAATAGTAACTACGTAAAAAATATTAAATGGCTAATATAAAAATATGGGATGGAACAGCAACATTTATAGCAGGACAATCAACCCCATTTGGATTTTATGATGATGATTTAGATTTTCAAGACGAAGCACCAAAAGTAGCTAACTTCTGTGCTATACGTTTAGGATATCCTTTAATGGATGTTGAACTAAACTCAGGATCATTTTTTGCTTGCTTTGAAGAAGCCGTTACCACTTATGGAAATGAAGTATACCAAGCACAAGCTGTACAAAATTATTTATCACTTGAAGGAGGTTCAACCTCTACAGTATTAAATGAAGCAGTACTCACTCCTTCTTTGCAGAATATGATTAGAATATCTGCAGGATACGGTACTGAAGCAGGGGTAGGAGGAAATGTAACAAAGCATACAGGATCAATTGCAGTAAATGCAAACCAACAAGGCTACGATCTAAATCAATGGGCTATTGATGAGGGTATTCAAGGAAGAATACAAATCCAAAGAGTATTCTATGAAGCACCTCCTGCTATTATGAGATACTTTGACCCTTACGCAGGAACAGGAACAGGTATTCAATCTCTTATGGATGCTTTTGACTTTGGTTCATTCTCACCAGGGGTAAATTTCCTATTGATGCCAGCATCCTATGATATATTAAAAACACAAGCAATTGAGTTTAACGATCAAATAAGAAAATCAGCCTACTCTTTTGAGATAGTAAACAATACCTTAAAATTATTTCCGGTACCAAAATCTGCAGGATACATTTGGTTTGAGTACTATGAAGTAAACGATAAACAGGCCCTAGACGACTCAACCAACACACCAGGAGGAGTAGGTAGTTCTATTTCCAATATATCAAATGTACCTTATGAAAATCCAAACTATACAACTATTAATCCAATAGGAAGACAGTGGATATATAAGTACGCTTTGGCTTTGGCAAAAGAATTACTAGCCTACGTAAGAGGAAAGTACACAACAGTACCAGTTCCTGGATCAGAAGCTACTTTAAATCAACAAGATTTATTAGCAGATGCTAGATCAGAAAAAGAAGCATTAATTACTAATTTAAGAGATATACTAGAAAAGACATCAAAAGTAAGTCAATTAGAAAGAAAGTCTCAAGAGGCTGGATTTTTACAGTCAGTGCTAAAAGAAGTTCCAATGGTAATATATGTAGGATAATGAAAATAAAAAACTTACTTAACGAAGTAACATTTGACTTATATCAAGGATTGGTAAGAGTGGGACATACAGATGAAATAACAGCTTCAGAAGTGGCTGACTTTGTGAGAGCAATGCCAGGTGTTACAAGAGTATCAGCAATAGACTCAGATGAAAAACTAAACATAGTAATATTAAAAGTAAAAATACTAACTGCTAAACCAGGACCAGTTGTATTTGAAAAACTAAAAAAAGATACTTTTAAACTTGTACCTAATATTAAAAAAGTAGAAGTTTCAATGAAGTCAATTGAAAAAATAGAATAATGATATTTGGAAGCCAAAATGACTTTAAACTCCTTGTAAATATAAACAGAGAGTTATTATCCGATGTAATAGAGCAAGAAGTTTTATATCATAAAATATCTTTGGAACAAACTCAAGCAAATATCTACGGAGAGGCTCAAGAAAAAGTATACTGGTCAGCAATAAAATTTAACTGTCTTATTGATAGGGGAGATCAGCAAACAACAGTAGATGATTTTGGTCCGGATTCGATAAGAGCTGTGAGCTTTAAATTCTTAAGACAAGACCTTAAAGATGCAAATACCTTTCCTGAGGTGGGAGATGTGATTCAATGGCAGGAAGACTTCTATGAAGTGGATAACACGACAGAGAACCAGCTATTCCTAGGCAAAGACGAAAATTATGCCCTGACCGATTACGGTCCGGACTTTGGAGGAACATTATCTATTATTTGTATCTGCCACTTAACAAGAGCAGACAGAGTTGGAATAACTAAACAAAGAATTTAATGGCATTAACAAGAAAACCTATACCAAAATCTCAAGTAGAACTTTCTCAAGAGACTATTGAGCCTTATTTGAATCAAGGTAAAGGTCCTGTACCTGCTAATAAAAGAAGAGAAAATCAAAAGTCTCTAAAAGGAGATGAGGTAAAACAATTTCAAGTAGGGTTAAAAGATGTAGATGAATCAATTTTCTTTTACTTCAACAATGTAATAAGACCCTCAGTAATACAAAACAGTACCAAAATAAACGTACCGGTTCTTTATGGTTCACCAGAGAGATGGGCAGCAATGCAAAAGGACGGATTTTATAGAGATAATAACGGAAAGATTCAAACACCACTAATCATGGTAAAACGTGATTCTGTAGAGAAGGATAGAGCTCTTGGTAACAAGATGGATGCTAATAATCCAATCCACTTTGGAGTTTTTGAAAAAAAATACTCACAAAAAAATGTTTATGATAGATTTTCTACCATAAATAATAGGATTCCAGTTAAAGAATACTACGGAGTAATAATACCAGATTATATAAACATAGTTTATACTTGTGTTATTTTTACAGAATATGTAGAACAAATGAATAAGATTGTTGAATCTGTAAACTTTGCATCAGATTCTTACTGGGGAGACCCAGAGAGGTTTAAGTTTAGAGCTTCAATTGATAACTATACAACATCAACTGAATTAGTTGAAGGTGGAGATCGTACCGTTAAAACAACTTTCCAAATTAAAATGGCAGGGTACATTGTATCAGACGCAGTAAATACATCAGTTGGTAATCCAAATAAATTCTTTTCTAAAGCAGCAATAAGTTTTGGAGTAGAGACTGCAACAGATAACAACTCTCTACAAAGACAAGCAGCAACCCCAGCAAAAACAGCAGGTATGAGATTTTACGATCAAATGCCAAATAGCGTTACAGTAATATCATCAGGACAAGACAGTAGTATGACAGCAGAACAAATAGCATATATCTCGCAAAACAGTACAGCAATAGCAGATAGCAAACCACTAACTGATACAGCAATTTTTAATAATAAAACAATAACTACACCACCTACAGGGTTTACATTAGGACAAGAAGCTTTTTATGTCTACATAAACAGTACATATATACCAAATACCCAAAGAACAGTTTCTCAAGATGGAGCAAACATAAAGGTGATATTCAATACTGGCGTAATAGGGTATTTATTATCAGCAGGAGATGAAGTAGTATTAGTAGGAAAATTTAGCTAAAAGAGATGGCATTAATACAGTGGAAACAATTAGACATAGATCTATCAGATTCAGTATATAGCGGTTCGTTTAACGTAACTGGATCTATTGTACTAAATGGTGTACCTTTATCAGCAGGAGGAGATAGTATTTTTAAACAAACTGGGTCTTACTGGAACACAACAAGAAATATAGGAATAACAGGCTCCTTTCAGTTAAATTTAGACGGAGGTACCAATTATTTTGCAGTATCAGTTGGAGGACAGGAAAAAGTAAAAGTAAACACAGAAGGAACTTTACAATTAGCACCGCAAGAAGCAACACCTATAGCAGTAGCAGGAGGAATCTTTTATAGTTCAAGTGACGCGTTCTATTTGGGTTTCAATAACTAGGTATATTTATTAATAAATAGAAATAAACGTAACAAACACATAATAAAACATGGCAAATTGGAAAAAGGTCGTAGTTAGTGGCTCGGCAGCACATTTACTAAATGTAACAGCCTCTAACCTTACAAATGACAACCTAGTAATAGCAGGCACAGGCGGTGCTTTAGAAAGCAGCGGACTTACCTATAATGGATCTGTATTAGGCTTAGGAACAGCTCAAGTACAAGCAGCAGGATTCTCAGGATCATTCTCAGGATCTTTTCAAGGAGATGGATCACAATTAACAGGAGTAGTAGCGTCAAGTGCTTTTTCTCTTACAAATGCAACTGGAGAAGGTATTGCAGCATTTTCTTATAACGGAACAGGTGCAGCTACAGTAGCAGTATCTGGAGCAATAGACTTAACTAACAATGCTATCACAAAATGGAATAATACTGATAATAAATTCCAAACTTCTTCCTTAACAGATAACGGTACTACAATTACAGGTACTACATCAATTCAGTTAACAGGAGCTAATTCAAGCTTAACAGGATCTTTCACAGGATCATTCTTTGGAAACGGAGCAGGATTAACAGGAATTGCTTCAAACTTAGCAATATCAGGTTCTACAGGAAATGGATCAGTTGCTTTACAAACACAAGTCTTATCGATTGTAGGTACTGCTAATGAAGTAGAAACATCTGCTAATAACCAAACAATCCAAATCGGATTACCAGATGATGTTACAATCGGAAGAGACCTTACAGTAACAAGAAACTTAACAGTATTCGGTACTGCATCTTTTCAAAATACTGAAAACCTATTAGTAGCAGATAGATTTATACTATTAGCTTCAGGTTCAGGATCACCAGGGGACGGTGGTATTGTAATTCAACAAGGTACTCAAAACGTAGGTGAAGCATTTGCATTCGATAATGATACAAAAAGATGGGCAGTTACAGGATCATTTAATGCTACTCAAGCAGTATTTGCACCAGATGCTTTTATGGCAGCAGCTTTAAACCTTGCAGCACCAGACCCTAACGCAACAAGTCCAGATGCAAAATATAACAAGAAAGGAAATATATACGTTTCAACAGCAAACGAAGATATTTGGATTTATTCATAATAAATAAATTAAAAAAGTTATAATGGGATTATTAGACAAGATTAATCCTCAACCAAAACAGGAAGAGGTTAGTGGTTTTACAGCAGAAGAGTATAAATTTATACTGTTAAAATTAAGATCGGCAACCTACACAGGACATGAGTTTGAAATGTTCTATAGCATATGGGTTAAAGTTTCACAAGAACTACAAAAATTAGACAAATAAACAAGAGCCTTCGGGCTCTTTTTTGTTAGTTGATTCTTTAGAAAAAATTCCGTAACTTAAAAACAAAAACATATATGGATTTATTTACAATAGAAAATCTTTCACTAGACGAAATAGCAGTTTTAAGACAAGCATTAAACGTTATCGAGATCAAAGGAGCATCTGCTCAATTTATTGCCAATCTACAAGTTAAACTAGATAACGAAATACTGCAGATAAAAGAAATAATTGCTCAAGAAGAGCAAAAAAAGCAAGCTGGCATTGCTAAGATAGAAAAAGCTACTAAAGGGAATTCTTAAGATATTTATATTATATATTATAGACCCGTAAGGGAAGTGGGCAGACACGAATCTGTAACCAATCATAATACTACTTAATATGCCAAGTTGGAAAAAAGTCATAACTAGCGGCTCTAATGCTGCTTTAAACTCTCTTACCGTATCAAACGGAATAACAGGTTCTTTATTTGGAACAGCATCATTTGCAGTAAGTGCTTCATATGCACCAACAGCCGCAACTTTCCCTTACACAGGATCAGCTCTTATAACAGGTTCATTAGGAATAACAGGATCTTTAAGTAATGGATTAGGAAACACAACACCAGGACAACATTCACATGCAGAAGGTATTGACACAATAGCGGATGGAAACTACTCACATGCCGAAGGAAAGGAAACAACATCCTATGGAATTGCATCACATGCTGAAGGATTTAATACATCTGCAACAGGAAATTATTCACATGCCGAAGGAGAAGGGGGTAATACAATAGGAGATTATTCGCATGTTGAAGGATACGGTACTGCTACAATAGGAAATTATTCACATGCAGCGGGTAATCAAACAGTAGCATTAGGAACATATCAATCAGTAATAGGTCAATTTAATATATCATCGTCAGCTCAATCTGCTTTCATTATAGGGAATGGTACAGGAACAGGTGCATCTAGAAGTAATTTACTATTTGCTTCAGGTTCACAAGTTCAAGTAACAGGAAGCGTTATAGCTACTCAAGGATTTACAGGTTCTTTATTCGGAACCGCTTCATTTGCCTTAACATCATCATTCTTAGGAAGTACAACAAATGCTTTTATTCAAAACGGAAATAGTTTTGGAACAACGGCATTACTGGGAACAAATGATAACAACTCACTTGCTTTAGAGACTAACGGAACAACTAGAATGTTTATTTCTAGTAGCGGTAACGTAGGAATTGGAACAACAACACCAAGTGCATCGTTACAGGTAGAAAATAACCTATTTACACAAGTAGTAGTTAAAGGAACTGAAACAACTAGGGCTGCAGAAGTATTGGTTGTAAACTCTGCAGATAAAGGACTAAACATAAATGTGACAGGTCCTACATACGCTTCAGGAATACAAAACTCAGCAAGAATATCTCCAACAGGAGCAGGTATGACTTCTATAGGAATAGGAACTAGTAGAAGTAGTGCTACTGCTAGTTTTATAGTAAATACAAGTACAAACAGAGTAGGTATAAATAAAGAAACACCGACAGAGGCATTAGATGTAAGTGGAAGTGCAATTATATCAGGATCTTTTACAGTAACACCAGGAACTGTTAGAGAATTTCAAGTAAATACTACAGGTGTTGATATAGGTAATTTAATAACAGATACACATACAGTAACAGGTTCTTTATCAGTATCAGGATCAGTAAGCATATTATCTTCAATATTACAATACTCAAACAATACAGCTATAACATCAGGTTCAACTGCAAACATAGCATCTTTTTCAACAAGTTCATTTACAGCAGGATTCTTTGATTACGTAGCAACTTCAGGAACAAATGCAAGAGCAGGATCAGTATTTACAGTCTGGAATGGAAATAGTGTAGAATATGCAGAAACATCTACAAACGATATTGGAAGCACTAACAACTTAATACTATCAGCATCTGTATCAGCAGGAGCAATCAGATTACAGGGAACTTCTTTATCAGGATCTTGGTCAGTAAAAACTTTAGCAAGAATGATTTAATATGGGATTTTATAGAGGACCAAATATAGTAACAGATAAATTATTTCTACATTTAGATGCAGGGAATACCAAATCATATCCAGGAACTGGAACAACTTGGTTTGATAAGAGTGGATATGGAAATAATGGAACAATGGTTTCAAGTACTATACCTACTTATTCTAATATACAACCAAATAATTTCAATTTTAGTGGTAGTGTATCTTTAAATGTAAATTCTATTACTGTTCCTACTAGTACTATATTAGCGGCTAGTAGTAGTTTTAGTATAGAAGCATGGATAAATAGAGACCCCAACCTATTAGCCCTAACCGACAGAGAAAGTATATTTAGCAATACTGGTGGAGCTGATGGATTTAGATTTCAGATAGGAGGACCTTCTACCCTATATTATCTAATAGGAGGAGTAGGAAGTGCAGGATACTCAGAAGGTGCATTAACCACAACTGCCCCTGTAGCTGATGGAAAATGGCATCAAGTAGGAGCTATGTTTGATATAGCATCAACACAAGGTTCCTGTAAGGTTTACGGAATTGTTGATGGTGTAATTGTTAACTCTGTTAGTATAAGTCTTTTAGCTATAAGCATGCCCTTAGCTACTGCAGGTATAAGCTATGGATGTTGTAGCTCATTTAAAGGAAAGTTTTCTAAATTGATGGTATATCGTAAAATACTAACAGCCCAAGAAGTTCTACAAAACTACAACGCAACCAAATCCCGATTTAATTTATAACATTATGTACGAAAACAGAAAATACCTAATCCTTTCAGTCTCTCAACTAGACCTTATAGACTTTACACAAGTTGGAGAAACATCTATAGAAACAGTTAGAAAATCTATAGATCAAACAAAAACGTTTGTAAAATGGGAAGGACAAGATCCTACCTTTATTTCTGAATTACAAGATACACAAGGACCTTATACTCATGAAGAAATATTAAATATTTTATCAACTGAGGAGTGGACCTCACCAATGGAAGAATTATAATATGGCAAGTATAGGAGGACCAAATATTGTTGAAAATGGATTGGTATCTACATTAGATGCTGCAAATGCTAGATCATATACTTCTGGCTCACTTAAATGGAATAACTTAGTAACCCCTGCATTATCAGGAAGTATAGTAACAGGAGGCTCAGGCACACTAAGGGGATTAAGTACAAACCCAACAGCTTTATTTATAAGTCAAAGTTCTGGAAACTCTAGTAACGTATTTACAAGTGGGTTATCTTTTGCAGAAAATGCTAGTATAGAGTTGTGGTATAAAACAGATACAACAGGAAGCGGCATAGTTGCACAAAGCGAATCACCAGGTATTATACAGATTGGAACCTATGCAAATAATGCAAGTTTAACCCTGTGGGATTGGAGTGCAGGAATACCAGGACAGCACAGTATAAGAACCTACGTTAGTAATGGTACTGTTTGGAGTCATGTTGTAGGTAGCACAGCAACTTACTCAGACAGTAATTGGGTAGGAAAGTACCACCAAATAGTAATGAACTTCTCAGGAAGTGCTGGAAAATGGAACAGTTACAATTTATACATAGACACAGTACTAGCTGCTACAATTAATTTTACAATTCCTTTCCCATCCGGTTCAATAGCAGGAGGAAATATAATTTACGCTCCAGCAGCGAATGGAGGATCTGCTAAAAATAGTTACGGAATGCTAAGACAGTATAATAGGACGCTTACTCAAGCAGAAATACTACAAAACTACAACGCAACTAAAGGAAGATTTAATTTATAAAACATGTTTACAGGACCACATACAGTAACGGATGGATTAGTTTTATCTCTAGATGCAGCTAATATTAAATCATATCCAGGATCAGGAACTACTTGGTTTGATAAAAGCGGTAATGGAAACAACGGTACTCTAACAAATGGTCCAACTTTTAGTTTAAGTAATTCTGGTACATTTAATTTTGACGAAAGCAACGACTACGTAATAATAAACAACACAGCAATACTACCAACAGCAGCCTACACAAAAATAGCAGCATTTAGACCTGAAACCTCTACAGCAAATATAGTAAGTGGAGGAGGAGATGGAGAGCATGCTTTTTGGATGGGAGGTACTTCAACCACTCTACAAGCAGGTCATAACGGAAGCTGGAGTACAGTACAATTTACACCAGGAAGCATGTTGAATCAATGGTGGATTGGAGCTGTAACATTCAACACAGCAACCGGTTGGGTACTATATTTGAATGGACAGCAAGTAGACACAGATGCAAGTACTACCACTTTCACAGGAGGAAATACAGTCAGAATAGGAGCATTTAATGATGCTGCAAACTTATTCGATGGAGATATAGCAACTGTAATGATATACAACAGAGCACTAACAGCACAAGAAATACTTCAAAACTACAACGCAACTAAAAGCCGCTTTGGTTTATAAACAAATATTTCGTATATTTATAATAGTACAACCTGGAAAATGAAAGGTGACTAAATTATGGCAAACGAATTCAAAGTAAAAAAAGGGCTGATCGTTCAAGGATCAGGCTCTACACTCCTAGACATCCAAGGATCTCAAGGACAACTATTCTCTGTAACAGATTCACTTTCAGGATCTTTATTCTCAGTAAACGATATATCGGGTATGCCTATCCTGGAAGTATTTTCAGATGATAGAGTATTAATAGGAACTTTCAATGCAGAGGCAATAAAAGTATCAGGGAGTACCGCTAACATAACAGGTTCCTTATTTGGAACCGCATCATATGCAACATTTGCTCAAACACCAACCGTTCAAGGAGCAACTGGATTAACTGGCGCTACTGGAACAGCTGGAACAAATGGTGCAACAGGTACTGCAGGTACTAATGGAGCTACTGGAACAAACGGAACAAATGGAGCAACTGGATTAACAGGAGCTACTGGTACTGCAGGTACTAATGGAGCTACTGGAACAGCTGGAACTAATGGAGCAACAGGTGCAACTGGAACAGCTGGAACAAACGGTGCAACAGGTACTACTGGAGCAGTTGGAGCTACTGGACTAACAGGAGCAACTGGTATCCAAGGTACTACTGGATTAACTGGAGCAACTGGAACAAATGGAGCAACAGGTTTAACTGGAGCAACTGGTATCCAAGGTACTACTGGATTAACTGGAGCAACTGGAACAAATGGAGCAACAGGTTTAACTGGTGCTACGGGTACTGCAGGTACTAATGGTGCAACAGGAGCAGCTGGTTCTAATGGAACAAATGGTGCTACTGGAGCAGGAGGAACAAATGGAGCAACAGGTTTAACTGGTGCTACGGGAACAGCAGGTACTAATGGAGCTACCGGAGCAGGAGGTAGTAATGGAACAAATGGTGCTACTGGAACAGCAGGTACTAATGGAGCTACAGGTACTGCAGGTAATAATGGTGCAACAGGTTTAACTGGAGCTACTGGAACAGCTGGAACAAATGGTGCTACTGGAGCAGGAGGAACAAATGGAGCAACAGGTTTAACTGGTGCTACGGGTACTGCAGGTACTAATGGTGCTACAGGTACTGCTGGAGCAACAGGTGCAACACTAGCAATAAATGGAAATATAGATAATAGAGTATTAACAGCTACAGGAACTTCTACAGTAGATGGTGAATCAAACTTAACATTTGATGGAGGCATACTAGCAGTGAACACCAGCAATCTATACGTATCAGGAGGTGGTGTTGGTATTGGAACAACTAGTGTTGCAGCAGGAACTTTAACAGTAGGAGATTCAACAGGTACAAAAAATATTTACATATTTGGTAGTGGACATAATCTAGGATTAGGTGGAATAACTACCACTTTCTTAGGTTTTACAGCAGGAACTATAGCTACAGTACACACCTCAACAACAGTGCCATTAGGAGTTGGAACAAGATCAACCCAACCACTTTTACTAGGTACCAATAACACTGAAAGAATACGTATTGATTCTTCAGGTAATGTAGGTATAGGAACTGCAGCAGGCGCAGGGTATATACTAGATGTAAACGGAAATACAAACATAACAGGAAACATATCAGGTTCAGGATGGATACAAGTACAAGGAGCAGTAACAGGTTCTTCAGCACGATTAACAAATCTAGCAAGTACCTCACAAACACGAATTGTAGTATCAGATACTTCTGGTAATTTATCATATAATACAGCATTAGGACTAACAGGTGCAACAGGTTTAACTGGTGCTACTGGAACAGCTGGAACAAATGGTGCAACAGGTACTGCAGGTACTAATGGTGCAACAGGTGCAGCTGGTAGTAACGGTACTAATGGAGCTACA